AAGACCATATGTAATTGAATTTAAAATATTTGAATTATGAACAACAATGTTATTTGCATAATATTCACCAAATCCTTCGACTTGAATATCTACTAGGTCTTCTCTTTTAGACTTATCAAGTGCTATATATTTAATTTGTTCAATACCATCTTTGGTACGAATATTTATTTTTGATATGTTATTAATTATATTTTCAATTTTAATGAACTGACCCAAATCATTTTTAATCAAATGGTCTTTTGAGCCACAAAGTCTTTTTCCTGAATTTGTCTCAATTGTCCAATATTCTGAATCTTTAGATGTTATGTCATAAGTTAATATTTTTGAATATCCACAAGGAGTTTCAACCTCAATATTTAATTCAGGTAAAAAATCTTTTAAAAATCTAAGATTTTCAATCTTTATTTGTTTTTCTGTCATTTTCAAGAATTGGAAATATATCTGTTATTGTATTAATTTTAATAGGGTGATTTTCAAAATTATTATCAGGGTCAAATAAAATAATTTTAGTATTGGTAAAATTTAAATCTTTTAATTTGTGATTAGCTGTTAATATGTAATCAAAATTTTCATTTATATATTCTTCAAATTTATTATAAAACCTTATTTGGTCAAAATAAAAACCTGCTGAAAAATTTGATAAATAAAATGCTGTTAAGTTTCTAAATTTATAACCCTCTCTTGAGATAATAATAATCTTATATCCTTGTTCAGATAATTCGGGATATATTTGATTTAATTGTGCAATTAACTCTTTTGATGGAAGAGTTGATTTAGCAAACAATTCATAAGAATATTGAAATAGAAAATCTTCCAATTCATTCTTTTCAAAATAAAAAGAAAGTAATGGATTGTATGGGTCAATTGGTTTTTTTATTTCCCTATCAGAATATTCAATCTGATAATATATTTCAAATTTTTTTATAAAATCTCTTAAAATACCATTTATTTCTATAGCCAAGGTCTTCATGAAATAAATATAGGATTTTTTGTCGTATTTTAATGAAAACGTAAAAAAATAATGGATAGGATACAAAAACTAAATGAAATTCTAAATAACATTAGTAGTAATAACTATAATGTTTATCTGTATGTTCCTTCTATTCCTGATACTGTTTATTCAATGGCAGTAGAAGAAATATACAAAATTTGTTTCTTTTTAAGAAAAAACAATTATAATGCTTTTTTAATTACGGGTGAAGATGAAAAAGAACCTGAATTTAAAATACCTAATTTTCTTAGCGAAGAATTAAAATCATTACCGCATCTTTCACCTAGAAAAGATAATATTAGCGTATCTGTTAATGATGTATTGATTGTTCCTGAATTTTTTGTAAATGTAATGCATCAAATTTCTGATGCAAAAATTCAATGTGAAAAAATCGTTCTTTGTCAATCACAAACATACATGCTTGATTCTTTACCACCAAATCATACTTGGGCAGCATGGGGTTTTAGTACAATTCTAACAACGTCTGAACAATTAAAAGAATTTATTCAAAGAAATAGTAGAGTAAATTATAATATTGAAAATTATAAAATTGGTATACCTAGTTATTTTAAGTCAAGTAAAATTAAAAAACCAATTATTATGTATTTTTCAAGAAATGATTCTGATATCAAAAGATTGTCAAAGATTTTCTTTATGAAATATCCCGAACTTTCTTGGGTATTATTTGAAAGAGTACAGGGTTCTGAACCATTCATTACAAGAAAAGAACTTGCAGAAAAAATGAGTGAAATACCTGTTCTACTTTGGCTTGATAGAGATGCAGGTTTTGGAACATTGCCACTTGAAGCAATGAAAAGTGGTGCTGTAGTTGTTGGTATGATTCCTGAAATTGAAAAAGATTATCTTAAAATAGATGATACCGCAATTTGGTCAAGTTCAATTGAAGTTCTTGCTGAACAACTTGGTGTTGTTATTAAAGAATGGTTGATTGATAATATACCTTCAGTTGTATATGAAAATATGGAAAAAGTTTCTTCTGAATATACAGAAGAAAATCATGAAAAAACACTAATTCAAGCTTTTTCAAATATCATTGAAAATAGAAGAAATTTAATTAAACAAGCAATAGAAAATGGAAATTAATAAATTAGATTTAACAGTAATCATTCCAATTCATAATTTGGAAAATGATTTAGACAAAGAATTGTTTCAACAATCAATTGAATCTTTGTTTAACCAAAATAATAACATTACACCTAGTGAAGTTATTATTATAACAAATAAAGAAACTCAAAAAGAAATTAAAACAGATAGACCAATAAGATTTGTCATTAATAATGAAACATCTGATAATATTCAATCACAAATAAATATCGCAGTTGAAGAATCTAAAACAGATTTCTTTATGGTATTAGATTTTGATGATGAATTAACATCAATCTATTTTTCAAATGTATTGAATTATATGCAAGAAATGAAAAATGTTGATATGTTTCTTCCAATAATTGCAGATGTTACAATGGATAAAAAAATTCATAGATATATCAATGAAATTAATTGGGCAAAAGATGTAACAAATGATAAACACGGTTATTTGACAATGGAAACATTGATGAATTATAATCTTGTTTCAATTAATGGTGCGGTTATAAGAAAAGAAAAATTCCAAGAAGCTGGTGGATTGAAACCATCAATTAAACTTAGTTTTATTTATGAATTTTTAATGCGTTTTACAAATATTGATGGAATTACATATACAATTCCTAAAATCGGATATTTGAGAAAATTCGGTAGAGAAAATTCTTATCTAAGTGAACAATCTAAAATGGATGGTGATGAGGTTACTTTTTGGTGGAATCTTGCTAAAAAAGAATATGTTTGGCCTCATGATAGGAACAAAACATATGTAAAGAAGCAAGAAACACCAGTAATTTGATAATGTCTGAGGAAATAAAAAAAAATAAAAGAGGCAGGAAGGCAAAACCCGGCTCTGTAAAAGAATATTTTACCGATGAAACAGAAAAAGCTATTGTTAGATATAATAGCCCCGACTGTTCATTGGATGAAAAAAATCAAATATACGATAAAGATATTCATAAAGCACTTAAAAAACTTGCTTATTTTACAGCAAAATCTTATTTTCTTTATTTCTCAAAGCGTTACACAATAGAAGATATGGAAAATGACCTTCTGATTTTTGCCTTTAATAACCTTCATATGTTCAATCCCGAAAATATAAATAAAAAAGGTGTTAAATCAAAGGCATTTTCCTATTTCTCTACAATATGTAGAAACGAAGCAAAACATATATCAGAAAGAAATTTTAATCAAGATAAAACAAGTGATGATGTTGTAGAAAATATAAATCTATTTGAAAGAGATATTTCATTATCATATATTATTAATGAAAATCTTGATGAAGATAATGATAATAATTATATAAAATTAGTTTTTTTAGGTATATGTAATGAAATAAAAAATAAAATAGAAAACGATAAAACACTAAAAGAAATAGATGTTAATGTGGGTTATTCATTAATTTCAATTATTGAAAATTTTAATTATATTAATGAACCAACTGAATCAAAAATGAGCCTTTTCTTTATAAATAATAGAGTTATTGATATGATTTGTGAAATCACAAATAATAAATATAAAAAACAAGAAATTAAAAAATCACTTAAATCTTTTAAATCACTCTATAAAAAATTAAAAGAAGATTACTTATCTATCTGAGGTTTTTGATTTGTATCACAACCACAATCTTTTTTGTAAGATGTATTACTTAACAAAAAAACAACAAAAGAAACTATTGAACTAATCCAATAATTTTCAAAGAAAAATTGTAATACGAAAAAGCACAATAAAGCATGTAGCATAACCTATTTATATTAAATAGAAAAAATGGACGAATTTAATATGTATGAAGGTTTTATAGATGATGATACATTCGCAACATTACCATTCTTTAATATACCCGAAACAGAAAATGACGCATATGTAGAATGGACCGTTGGTGATAGATTAGATAAATTAGCTTATAGATTCTATGATAATCCAGCACTATCAAAATTTATATTGTTGGCCAATCCACAATACTTAGCAGAAAGCGATATAGAAATTGGTGACATAATTAGAGTGCCACTAACTAAAGATGATATGTTTAGTTTTATTAGACAAAAAGTAGAAGAATCAAAACTATTCTAAGATTCTAATACCATTGTATCTGTTCTTTATAAACTCAATAAATGCCTTTCCTGTTGATTCTGAATCTTGTAGTTTAACATAATCTTCAAAACTAACATTGTCATATCTATATGTTAAGTTGCCCTTAACAAAAGTTATATGCAAAGTGTTATTGTTGGTATCATAAATTGATGATACGATGTTTGATGAATCATAGGTAGCATTAATGAATCCATCTTCTTGTGTTACATTTGTTGTCATAGATTTAATAATTCTTCATGTAGTTCTGAAATATTGTTAAAAGTTTTATCTGTTTGAAGATTAAATATTTTTTTTAAATCTTCAATTAAGTTTTCGCTTGGTTTTTGAACTTCTAATAAAACATCTGTTCTACCTTTTCTTTTAATAGCATCATCAATTTTATCAAGTTCATTTGTAGTTATTATAAATATAACATCATTTGGTGTATATATCCCATCTAAAATATTTAAAATGCAAGAAAGTGAAATTTTTACATCAGAATCTTTCTTTTCTTCTTTTCTATTGATATCATCTAATAAACAATCAATATCTTCAAATAGTACAATTGATTTCTTTGGTCTATCCGAAATTAAAGCAATTAGATTAGCATCTGTCATATCTTTTGATAGGTTAACAGCCATTATATCTCTTTTGGTATAATTAGATATACCTAATGACAATGATGATTTTCCTGTTCCGGGAGGACCATAAAATAAATATGTTCTTTTGTATCGTATACCATACTGTTCGTATTTTTCTTTTGATGAATTAAATCTATCTAAATCATTTTTAAGAAATTCAGATACATGATTATCAAGATAAATATTATCAAAAGTTTTATTTATGACTTTACCTGCACATCTAATTTCTCCATTAAAGTTATAAAAATACTTTATATATTTATTACCATAATTATTATCAACATAATCCATCAATTCTTTTAGAATTGTCTTGTTCCTACAAAATATCATAAACATATGTTTATTATTCTTATATGGTGTCATACTATTTTGGATATTTTCAGCATTTTTCAATACTAAAAATCTATTTCCTTTAAATTTAAAGTAAATAAATCCTGAGTTATAAAACATATTAACATCAAAATTATCTGAACTTATAAAATTATCATATAATGTTCTATAGTAAAGATTTTTAATAGAACTATTTTTTTCAGATAAGACAAAGTTTTGAAAAGAATAAAAGAAAAAAGAACTTTCTTCAATTTTCATTGAACAAATAACTCTATCTCTTAATGTAGTTAATACAAAAAGAAAAAATTGTTTGAAGTAAACTAATGTACCTCCAAGAATGAGTGTTAATAATACTGTTTTATCCATTTATCTTAAAAATTCAGGTAAATAACCTAGTTTACTTATTATTTCTTCTTTATTATATCTAATATTAATCTTTGTTTCAGGATGAACACATTTACCAACCTGATTTTCTCCATAGATTTGAATAATTCCATTCTTATCAGTTAAATCAAGTTCATATCTTTCTCCATGTGATTTAAAGTTATCTAGTACAATCTTTTTAACTTTCCAATCATAAAATTGATTCTCTACATCCTTTTCAATTAATGAACTAATTTCACTATCAAGTGCCAAAACATCCTTTATAAAATCTTCATTATGATTCTTTGATTTTAGAAAATTAATAAACTCTTGCCTTACACTATCATCATTATTTAAATCAATTGTTTCATCAAATTCTTTAATCTTTAAAGATTTATTAAGAATTTTTGATTTATCAAATTTGATAGTGGTGAATTCGCCATATTTAGATTCTAAGTGTTTCTTTATTTTTTGCTTGTTTTCAACATTAAATGTTGAATATTGGTCCATCCAATGAATTTTAAGATGGTTATATTTACCAATATTTGTAAGTTCAATATTTAGATTTTCATAATCATAATCTTCATGGATATATACATTAAAATATTTATAATCAGAGATTATTTCTTTCTTTTCAAAAGTCTTTGCTTCAATATCCCATAAAAGATAACCATGAAAAGCATTATCACCTTCACCATAATTGGTACAATATAATGATGATGGGTAAGCAAAAAATTCCTTTCCATTTTTTTGATATGATTGTTGGAGATGTATATCTCCTGCCATCACAATATCGCCTTTAAAATCAGCAAGAGAAACAATATTACTATCGGTATGTAATTGCCCATTTTGGAGATAGCATCCATTAATTGGGTCATGGAAAAGGTCAATATAAAACTTATTATTATCACGCTCTTCTTCATTGAATTCAATCCAAGGTGATTTTCTGTCAGGGTGATACCAAACAGCAAAAGTAATGTTATCAAGTTCAAAAAGGCTTGTTGTGTCATAATAGTGTATATTAGGATTATTAATAATCTCAATAAGCATCTTAATAGATGACATTCTATTGAGATTTGATTTCATTATATCATGGTTACCATCAATAATAACAATAGGTGCAATACTTGCACAAGATGTTAAAAAATCACCTGCAATGACATTAATTTCATTAAATGGTTTTACATAATTATGAAATAAATCACCTGCAATTACAATTAAATCAGGTTTGTCATTTAAAAGTGATTTAATCGTTTGAGAGGAAATATGTTTTTGCTCAGAAATCCTTTCCAAGTTATTTTGGAAGTGAATGTCGGCAAGATGGGCAACTTTGCGAATCATGTATCAAATATACGGTTATTAAATTAATTTTAATAAATTTTCTATCCGATTTTTATATGTATGATTTTCTTTCACAAAAAGTATTGACTCTCTTATTAATTTTGTATTTTTTTCTTTTTCCGAATTAATTAAGTCGTGGTACAATTCGGATGGATTTTCATTGAAAACAACAAAATCCCCAAAAAACTTTTTAACATTTTCAGAATTTGTTCCTGTTAATCTTCCATAGCTAATATTTTTAAAAACCCTACATGGAATATAACCACATTCTCTATGCCAATCACCTCTTAAATCAACACTAACCAAGCTTTTCCTAATTAATTCTTTATTATCTTCGTCTGAAATATGATTAACATTTGTAAAATTCTTATTATTTTTTTCACATTCAGATTTAAACTTGTAAATTTCATTTATATTATCGTGTTGAGTACCAACATATATTACATTTTTTTCTGATTCATTAAAAAAATCGTTTTCATTTTCATAAATTTGATTTGGTGTTAAATCAGTACCCCAGGGTTGATAAACTGTTTTTGTTTTTTCATCCCAAAATGACCAATCATTAATTCTTTCTACGCTATTTTCTTTATGATAAGCAGAAATACCATCATCACAATATTTTAAATAATTTGCTAAATTTATGAATGATAAATTATTCTCAATATATTTATCTAATTTAGTATGATGTAAAATATATTTACAAGTTTTATTTAATGGGATATTATGTTGTGTTTGGTCTTCGGTAAGAAAAATTGAATTATCAAAATTAAAATTTGATGTATCATCTTTTTCGTCTAACCAATAAGCATCAAATCCCATGTATTTTGCTGCTTTATAATATGATGAATGGATATAACTATGTGTATGTCCGTTATACTTATGACCCCAAATTATTAATTTCATTTTCTACTGTTTTTAATGCTTGTCCTATAACTTGATGCATATCATAATATTGATATGAACCTAATCTACCACCAAATATAAATTTTTTTTGTAAAGAATTACTTTTTTCTTTATAATATTTATATTTTTTATTGTTTTTATCATCATTTATTGGATAATAAGGGATATCATTTTTTTGATAATTTTTAGGATATTCTTTTGTTATCCATGTAACATTTGATTTTGAGTTTTCAAAATGTTTGTGTTCTGTTATTCTTGTATATGGTATATCATATTCTGTATAGTTTATAATAGAACTACCTTGATAATCATCAATATCTATTAATGAATTTTCAAATTTTAAACTACGATACTCTAATTCACCAAATTCATAATTAAAAAATTCATCTATTTTGCCTGTAAAAACTATTTTTTTACTAATTGATTCAAAATATTCTCTATTTTTAAAAAAATCTGTATTTGTTCTAATTTCTATACCATCTAATAATTTATCAAATATTTGTGTATATCCTCCAATTGGTATTCCTTGATACTTATCAAAAAAATAGTTATCATCAAAATTTGTTCTAATTGGTAATCTTTTAATAATTGAAGTTGGTAGTTCTTTTGGGTCTTTATTCCATTGTTTTTTTGTATATCCTTTTATAAAAATATTGTATATATCTTCACCAACTTGTGATAATATCCATTCTTCTAAATTATTTGGATTGTCATTTTTTATTTTTACTGAATTAATTTTTTCTATAGCTTCTAAAGGTGTTCTAACACCCCAAATTTGTTGAAGTGTCATTAAATTAATTGGGAATGAATAAATATTATTTTTATAAAAAACTTTTGGTGAATGTTTATAATTGTGAAAATCAGTAAATTGATTTATCCAATTCCATATTTTTTTATCATTAGTATGAAAAATATGTGGACCATATTTATGTATATTTATATTATCTTTATTTTCAGTATAACAATTTCCTCCAATATGATTTCTATTTTCAATAATTAAACATTTCTTACCTATTTTATTCATTTCATAGGCAAAAACTGAACCAAAAATACCGCTACCAACTATAAGATAATCATAAATCATAAAATAAAATTTTTAAGGTCTTCTGGTGTTCCCAAGCCATACATTTTTTCCGCATTAAAATTTTTTATTTTTTTACCATCTTTAATTGCTTCATTAAAAACAGGACAAACATAAAATTCATTATTTACTCTAATATTTTTTTCAATCATTTGTTCTGCATATTTTACAAAATCAGAACCATTTTTCCAATAATAAAAACCAACAGTAGCAATATTTGAAATAGGATTTTTTTCGGCAACTTCAATTACATTATTGTTTTCATTTAACCTTACAAATGACCATTTTGGATGTGTTGATTCAAAAGTAACAATACCACCATCTGCATCTGATTCATTCATTTTATACATAAATTCTGTAGAATCCCATTCAACATATTGGTCTGAATTGGCAAAAAATAAAGGTGAGTCATTATTAATGTATTCTTTTGCTAATAATGCTGTACAGGCAGCACCTTGAGTAATACCATCTGTTTCAACAATTTTACAATTTGGTGAAATTAAATTTAATAAAGAATCTAAATTATATTTTTGTCTATGTTCTTTTTGAACAACAAAAATAAAATTAGCATCAACATTTAAATTTTCAACAACAACTTGAATCATTGGTTTATTGTTTATATCTATTAATGGTTTTGGAAAAGTATAACCAGCCTCTTTAAATCTACTTCCAGAACCTGCCATAGGTATTAAAACATTTAATTTTTTATCAGTCCATTTTGGTTTCATATATTTACTTACAGATTCAATTTCTTTAATTTTTTCGTTAATGTTTTTATAAAATACGTCATTGGGTGACTTAACTCTTAAAATGTGTGAATTGCTTCTGTTCGCTGCTAATAAACCATATGGGGAATCTTCAATTATTAATGTTTCTTCTGGCAAAACATTAATTTTAGAAATAGCGGTCCAATAAATTTCGGGATGTGGTTTACTATTATTTACATCTTCATTAGATAAAATTAAATCAAAGTATTCTATAATACCTAATCTACTAAGAACAGTAAGAATTGTTTTCCTTATGCTATTTGAACATACTGCTAATTTATATCCTGATTTTGATAATAAATCCATACAAACTATAAGTTGATATGATTTATCTAAATTTTTTAATGCTTCAAGAGTATATTTTTGTTTTTCTTCCCAAATATTTTTAAAATATTCCTTTGGAAGACCTTTTTTTTCATGTAATATTTCTAATTTTTGATTGGTTTTTAGACCATCATAAATTGATAAATGTTCATCCCAGTCAATAGCATATTCTTTTAATGCTTTATTAAATGCTTCAAAATGTATATTTTTAGCTTCTACTAAAACACCATCTAAATCAAAAATAATTAATTTAATCATACAAAATATAGTATAATATTAAATTAATATTTTTTCATTGTTAAATATATTAGAATATGTTTTACTATCATCTAATATTGGATTTTCTCCAATTCTATACCCTTCTGAATACCATTTTTCTGTTTCTGGTCTATTTGCTACTTTATATAAAGGGTTTCTGTCTTTATAAGTATCTGAATCATGATAAGTATCTAGAAAAAATGTAACATTTTCATACAAGTAATCAGACATTATATCACATGCTTCATGTGGTGTTAATATTATTTCACCATTATATAATTCATTAAAAAATTTCTTAGGTATAAATAACATTAAGTCATTAATTCTGTGTCTATTTTTTGCCCAAGTTTTATGGTGTGGTACTTCTAAAGGATTTAAAAATGATGTTATCCAACAAATAGATGGATATATTATCTTATCATAATTTGAATTAAATACTTCTAAAAATTTTTCTTTTAAAATTAAATCAATTCTTAAAAAGAAAATAAAATCAATATCATTTTCTTTTTGTGTTAAAAACAATGCCTGATTAAATAAATTATCATATCCTATTGGATTATCAATAATAATTGACTCAACATCATATGATTTAAACCATTCTAATAAATTATCATTATACTGTGTATTATATGTTATTAATTTGATTTTAATATCAATATTATCTCTTATTTTAGAAAAAAAAGCTAATTGTGACTTTGTGGCTAATTCTTGTTCATGGAAAGATTCGGGTATACCACGAACTCTACTTCCTTGTAAACCATATCTAAAAGATTCACCAATAATACAAAAAACACCTTTTTGTTTTTTCATGATTAATTTAAATCTCTAAAAATTATTTTTTTAATTTGTTCTAATTTATGATTTGCATATATTGGATTATAAAAATTTTGATATCCAGTACCTGATTTAAAATGAATAATTGGTGATTTAGTTATATCAGTATCAATTGATTGTATAATATCAATATGTATTGGATTTAAAAAATCATAATTATCTATAAATAATTCTTTTAGTTTAAAGAAGTTATTAATATAATATTCTTCATAATTTTCTATATCATTTTCATATGGAAATGATTTTTTGTCTGAAAATCTATCACCCCCTAAAAGATGTAATTTTTTATTATTCATATCAAAACTATATCTAATATTACCATTTAAATGGGTGTCAAAATTATTATTTATAATATCATATATATTCCAAAATTCAAAAAATCCAATATCGTTTTTATCTATTTTTTTTAATAATTCAGATGTTTGACCACCCATATCGCTAATGCCTTCAACTGGATTCCAAATAAATAATTTTGTTAAATTATTTGAATTAAAAAATTCACTATCGAATAATAAAACTCCATCCCACATATAATAAAGAGAATTATTTAGTCTATATTGTGGATTTATTATAATTTTTTTATTATCCATTAGACTTTTATAATCTAATTTGTTTATAAAAAACATATCTGAATGAATTAATAAAATATAATCAGATATATTCTTTTGCATTGTGTCTCTAAACCAATTTAACTGTTCTACATAATATGTTATAAACCCATTATTTGGCCCAATATATTTAATACATTCAATATTGTTATTTTTGCAAATGTTATCAATTTCATCCGCATTATTAGTTGATGCATTAACAACAATTAATTCTGTGTCAGCATCTTGCATGTAAAGTTTGTATGAATCAATTTGTAATTGAAGATACTCAGGGTTTCTATCAGGAAATGTAAATATTTTTAACTTTTTCATTTTAATTATTTTCTAATAGACTTTTTAATACTAATAACGCACTACCATCATATATAACTTCTTGACCATTCGGCCATAAAATTTTTTCTGTTTTTCCACCACATACTACAATATGATTAGGTAAATGTTTTTCAACAAAAGAACCCCATGTGTCATTTAAAAACTTCAATTCATCTGTATAATCAATACCATATTCTTTATTTGTGTGAAATTCAATTTCAATATATGGGATATTTTTTAATAGTGTTGAGTTTTCAATAAAATTGTATTCAGCACCTTCAATATCTATTTTAATAAATTCTACTTCACCTTCAAAAAAGTTTTTATATTCATTAATTATATCTTCTAAAGTAATTGTTTTAATTAAAGTAACATTTTCTGTTGATTGATATGACCAACCACCTACATTTCCTCTTACTTTACCTAATTGAATAAAGTCTTTATTATAAAATAAGGCTTTATTAATTACTTGTCTTTTTTTATCATCTTTAATTCTTTCTGTGATGTAATTATAATTTTCTACCATAGCCTCAACAAGTACGGCTTTTTTTAATGAAGGAATATTTTCAAAAAATATATCCGAAACACCTCCAGTACAAGAACCAATATCTATAAAGTTCTTTATTTCTGCTTTTTTTAAAAAGTCAATAACTTTTTTATAATACCCTGAATTATTCCACTCATTTATTGTATAACTTAGGTGTTGATTTAAACTATCTGTAATGCCAAACATTTTTTATTTTTTTATTAAATATATGTACTTTTTTTCTATTAATTGTAAAAATTCTATAGAATAGTCATTTTCTAGTTTAATTTCTTGAAAATTACCACTTCTAAAGAATAAGTCACTTTTATTATTTATATGATTTGTTATATTATTTTTAATATGTTCATTATTAAATTCTTGATGTGCATATGCGTCAATTTTTTCTTTTATTCTATTTTCACCACCCATAAAAGATAAATGCCATCCACCATTATTTACAACTTTATTTGTTAATTTATTTTGTCTAATAAAATTTAAAGAATTATTTTTTAATGTATACCAATTTGTTAGTTTAGGACCACTCCAATTTTCTTCTTTTAATAAATTTATGTAATAATAAAACATTTTTTGTCTAAAATCTATTACACCATTATTAAAATTTTCAGTATTTATTTTTAATTCGTTTGGGTTTGGAAATTCATCAATATCTGAAATAACTATTAAATCATCATCAGAACAATCAATCAAACCCATTATAATTGATTCTCTTTGAAAAATTTCCCTACCCCATTGTTTTTCATTTCTAGACCATCCTGAAGATTCTTGCACATATTTTAATATATTATTTAAATAAAAATCTTTATTGTTGGTTGGATTATGAATAAATGGTAAATTATAAAAATCATTTGGTGTATTATCTATAATTACATGTATAATCTTGTCTTCAAAATCTTTGAATAAAGATTTATTTTCTTCAAAAAAAAGTTTTTTAGGTTTCCCTGAAAAAGTTATTGTTGATTCAACTATAACAAATTTATCAACAATATTATTTAATAAATTTAAACGTAAATCTAATAAGTCTAATTCATTAAAAAATAAAAAACAATCGTAAACTTTCATATTAATATTTTTTTATAAAAATAATACTTCTATATAAGTGAATATAATCAATATTAGATTCCCACCAATTTAATTCACCTCTTATTTTGTTTTGATAGAAATTATCAGATTCTAAATTATCAATTTCAGCTAATCCACATTTTCCATTTGAATTAGTAAAATCTAAGAGTTGTTTAATTCTATCCATAAATTCAGTATCGTTTGGACTAAAATCATCCCAATAACAACAATGTAAATCTTCAACAACATAAATTCCACCGTTATTTAATAATGGGAATAAAAAATCAAAACTTTTTTTCATATCTCTACTTATGTGAGAACCATCATCTATAATTATATCAAAAGGACCATGTTCTTTATTTATTTTATCTAAAAGATTTAAATCTTTTTGGTCACAAATAAAAGTTTTAATCCTTTCACTATCAAATCTAGAACAGTCAACAATATCAATTCCATAAATTTTTGATTTATTAAAAAATTCTTCCCAAGTCTTTAAGGAAAAACCATTTTGTATTCCAATCTCTAATATTTTTAATTTCTTATGTCTTATTTTTTCAAAATAAGAATTGTATTTTTCGGAATAGTTATGTAAATTACTACCCTTATCAGTACCGTATTTTAAACAAATGTCATTTAATGTCATATTAGTATATATTTAAGTTATTTTCATATTTTAATTTTAATTGTAAACATTCATCAAATGTGTATAGTTTACCATTTCTGTTTAAATATTGCCAATTTGGTATCAAAGAGTCACCACATGACCAATATCCATCACTATTTTTGTAATCAGCCCAATACATTGGTGCAATAACATTTACATTATCATTTAACCAAATAGGCCAAAATGAAAAACTAGATGCTGATATTATTGCATTTTTAGCATTTAATAGTATTGTCCAATCCATCCAAATAGGGCCACCAATATGATGATTTGCCTTAAACTTATCTTGTTGGCCTGTTTTTGAAGCACCAATTATTTCAATTTCAGGGAAAAGTGATTTTGAAAAATTATAGTCATCTGTAACAATGTAAAAAATCATATTTGGATTGATTAAAGACATTTCTTTAATGGCATTATCATAATAGTCTTTATATAAAATTGATGTACTTGCGTGAAAATCACCACCTCTAATATGTATAATGCATATATTCTGGTCCGAAAAATCTAATATATTTTTTTCGCTTTTAATTTTTATCCAATTTTTAATTATATTTTTATATTTAAATATATAATTAATTGATTGCATATTACCATCAATCTTAGTATTATCTTTAATATTCAAAAGATTGTCATCTAATTTAGATATATCTAAACCATTACTATGTCTAATTATTAATTCTTTATAATAATTTTGAATTGTATTTGGTAATGTATTTGGTGGTCCACCTTCAGGTCCATCACCACCAATTACTTCGTTTCCAAAGTCTATTTCCAAAAATTCTTGACCTTTAAATTTATAGTTTGATTGTATGCCAAATTCATATTTATTTTCATATGCAATGCACCTAGTTACAAAGTAGCACCAAAGTTGATTACCTAAACCCTGACCATTATAAAATTCAGTAACTATCATAGTTATAGGTTTTTGTTTCTCAATAAAACGTCACTTCCAAAATCATGAACAACTTCCCAATCGTTTCCTAATAAAGATAAAATCTTATCTAAATTGGGTTGATTTTCATAAAATTCTCTATTTGCATACTCAGTATACAAAAACTTAACTTTATTTTTAAAAGTTTCCTTACCACCAATAATCATCAAATCTTCAGCACCTTGAACATCTGCCCAAATAAAATCTATAATATTAATATTATTTTTTTCACAAAAAGTATCTAATTTTATTGTTTTTACTTTGATTTGTTCATCAAAATAAATCCAATTCCATTCATTTAAATGTTCTTTAGGTGGTTTTATACTACCTGAATATCTCAAATCATTAGGATTATCTGTTCTAGACCTATTAAAGGTAATTTCACCATCTAAATCAGAAATAACCCCCTCAAAAAGATTAAAATTATTATAATTAATTTTTTCTTTAATTAATTTAATATTTGAAGGGTCTGGTTCAAATGAAAATAAATTTAAATATTCAAATGTATTGATAAAATCTAATGTATCTTGACCATCTGCTGCACCAATTTCAAAAATTGTTGGATTTTCTTTATTGATTAAATTTTTTATTTGATTTTTATTCATGAATTATAATTTAGTATAAAATACGTTATTTTTACCATGAAATCCAAAAGGAATTATATTTTCTATTTCAGGAATATATGCCTCATGAGAAAAATATTTTGCAACTTCTAGAGGTGCAAATTTACAATCGTTATCTTCGTAAAGATGTCTATACATTGCACAAATAAATCCATCTTCATTGTAAAAACCATGAAATGGTCTCCATTTTAATCCGATTTTATTAGCAAGTTTTATTAATTTTCTACTCCTTAGTGAAAAACCACCATTTCCAACTCTAAATATATTGCCAAAAGCATCTCTATATGAAAAATTATCTCTTGGTAATTGAAATGGTGCGCCAATATAATCATAATCTAAAAATTCATCTCTCCAAGATTCAGGATTTATTACATATCCATCTGTTTGTATAGTTAATGCAAACTCAGTATCAATATAATTTTCTAACTTATAAATCATAGAGTAACTATATTCGTCAATATTATTAATTTTATCAATATGACAATACTCTATTTTAGTTGGTAAATAACTAGGTTTTTCATGAGTTATCAATTTGATTGATGCAAATTCAATTTTTTCTGAACTTAATTCTAAAACCTTAATGCATTTATCAATATCAACAGATGACATTAATACTAATGTAACATTATCTAATTTTAACATATTCTTTCAATTATAGTAAGTCCATTATTATTTGTAAAATGTTCTTTTATTTTCCAATTTTTATTTTCTTCTAAGAAATCAATTAATGCTACATATAAACCTCTTTTTTCAATTTTATCAGTAATTATATTATCCGAAACTTTACCATTTGTATAAAAATCCTCATCTTTATATCCAAATGTAACTGTATCATGTAATGCAATCCACTTATTAACTTTACTTTCATGTTTTCTTAATTCTTTAGAAAGTTGGTTATAAGTATGTAATGTATCAATAAAAAGAAAATCTGTTTGTTCTATATCCATTTTCAAAACATCACCTTCAACAAATTTAAAATCTGTTTCACACAATTTAGCAAAATCTATTGTTTCTTTTTCAAATGGTTTAAAAAAATGGTAATTTAAATCAATTGCAACAAATTTTTTCGGTTTACCAATAATAAATGCTAAAGTTGATACTGCAAATCTAGTTCCCATTTCGGTAACATGACTACATTCAGATGCATATTTTCTCAATGTTGGTAAGTGTTCATTTATGTCAACAATTCCTCTAGCATATTTTGTGTTATGGTCAAAATCTAAATTAACAAATTTTTTAAATTTTTCTTCTGCTTCTAATAATGAAATTTCTTTAGAGTATCTATCTTTTACAATTTTTTCTTCTTTAATTTTTAAATCATTTGGTATTGTATCACTTAATCTATTTCCCCATACTCTATTGACAACTGTAACCTCATAAAGAAATGATGGTTCTCCATATTTATCATACATTTTTTTATAAAAATCAACATCCATCATCCATATTAATGACTCATCAAAAAATACAATATCTTCGTTTTTAAATGATACGACACTTGGTGAACTTAATGTGTTATTACCTAAGTAAATTTGACTATTCCATTTTGGATGAAATTCATTGTAAAGATTATAACCATCATTTGAATGTTGGCAAGATGTTACAACCCATTTTGGAGAATTTTCAACTATAAATTCATGGATTTTTTTTAAAGAATTTATATTGTATAGAAAATCGTCTTGAAAGATTATTTTAATCCATTCTCCTTTTGAATTTTTAATTGCATTATTTAAATTAGCAGATGAACTTCCAATAAGTTCATTATTTTTTAAATATGTTACATTATAATTTTTGCATAGTTCTTCAATTTCATTATTTAAACTATGGTCTGAAATAATAACTTCAAAATCTTTAAAAGATTGTATAAAAATTTTTTCTAAATTATACTCTAAAAACTCAACACCATGACCATGCATTTCGTATGTTGGTATTACTATGGAAAAAAATGGTTTATTCATTAATATATTTGTTTAAATTTTGGTTTATTATTTATTTCAATATGTACTTCTGTTTGTAATGTTTGATTTAGTACATGGTCTGATATTGGGTTGTGGATGTTATAAAGATATAAGAATTTATCTATAAATTTTACTTTCTCATACCCTGCAATTTCCATAATTGGGTACATCATTGCTACATCATATGTAATTCTATAGAATTTACCATCCTTATCCTTCATACAAGAAAAATCAGGGTCTTGTTTTTCTATGTCTTTATAAACTGATGACCTAAAAGTTCTTAAATGGGAAACCATCCAAGGTGAATTTCTTAAATTATTAAATTGTTCCCTTGTATATTGTCTTGCAAAGCCATTTCTACCATCTGTCCATACTGCTTGACCGTATGTAATTAAACAGTTGTTTTCATTGTAATAGTCATTTAGGTATGAAAGAACTTTATTTCCATAAAATGCATCATCTCCATCTAAAATAACAATAATCTCATCATCTTCTGAATGATTCATAATACAGTTATGAAGATTTTCAAGAGCAGTTAAATTAACCTCATTTCTAATCTTTATAAATTTATCATTATCATCAATTAAATCAAGAGTTGCATCTGTTGATGCATCATCAACAAATATTACTCTATAATTTTTATAATCTTGTGATATAATTGAACCAACACATCTTTCAATAAAAGGTGCTGCATTATAAAAACAAACTAATATTAAAAATTTATTTTGCATTTATTTTAAAAATAGGTTGTATTTCTTGATGTGGTGAAGTAATTTCATTAAAATTCATTTTATTTAAATCAATAATAACACCATCTAAATACATTTCATTTAAATCTTCAGATGAATAATTATATTTTCTACCTGACAAATTTTTAAATGTTTCTTGAACTCTATTGATTGGTGAATTAACAAGTTTACTATTCTTATATGATGAAATAATCATTTCAGGTTTAGTAAAATTAGATAAAAAAGCCTCAAATAAATTTGGATTAGCGTATTCCAAAATTTCACAAAGATTCTTAATGTATTCAGTTTTAAATATATGCCCATCTAATGACATTGGATATGCATAATCATTCGTTCCATCTTTAACTTTCCAAGAAATTACAGGTTCAATTAAGTCTACATCATAAAAAAAATTATGTGTATTATAATTATTTAATTTATTCAATTTTTGCATTGTGTAACAATTAACAGTATTTAATCCCAAACGCAATGAAAAACAATTTGCCTCCGTTAGCATAAAAATATTATGTAACTCATCATTATTTAACTTAAAAGGTTGATATATAATATCATCATCAGTAAAAAATATGGTATATTTTGAATCATTAAAAAGCGATAAAACATCATTTTTAAAAGATTCTTCTTTTTTATATTTAAATTGTGGATATAAATCCCTAATTGTATTATATCCTCTATTATATTCATCATTTGATGCTTTATAAAGAATATTTAATGTATAATCCTCAACATTAAAATTTAATAAAATAGACTCAAGCAATAAATGAAGTTGCATTGCTCTATCTTTTGAAAAAATAATTACGTTTAAAAGCATATTACTTATAAGTTTCAAATATCTCTAAAATACGATTTTTTTCCTGTTCTTCAGTATATAAACTTAATGTTTTCTCATAATTTGAGAAAAGTTTACTTTCATCAAGTTCATCATTAAAATATTTTTCAACAACTTCTTTTAATTTCTTTGCAAGTCCAAGGCAATCACCATTAGTGACCATAAACATATTCTCATTATCAACAGCGTAGTCTTTTACACCCATATCCCAACCAATAACATGGGTATTCGCTGCCATTGATTCCAATGGTAATGTGGCCACACAAGCAATTTCATCGGTATAAAGTGTAAATGCTGATTCTGAAAGAAGTTTAGAAAATGTTGGTTTATCATATCCTCTTAAACGAAGAAATGGTATATGTTTAAATTTTGGACTAAGTGATTTAAACATATTTATTATAGTTAAAACTTTCATTTCATTTTCCTGTCCTCTACTTGAAAAACATATTCTTGGTTCTTTTTGTAATTTTTTATTAAAATATGTTGTATCTATTGAATAATTATATGTTTGAATAGTTAATCCTGGCATTATCTCATCAATATAATTTTTTAAATTTAATGAGGGTGTAATTACATTTGTAATACCCGATTCTTTCCAAGACTTTACTTTTGGCATTGAATTTAAAATATAAATCCAACTCTGTGCAAGAACGGTTCTCTTACACTTCATATTCTTCGTAGAATCAATCAAATTACCAAAACCTTCAGGTATTACCAATAAATCATTTGAGTCGATTTTAAAGCTGTCTAGGTGGTTAATTCTAACCTTTGGAATATGTTCAATACTAAATTCCATCCAAGTTGGATTGAATGTCTCTTGACCTTCATAAAGAAGAGTAACATCATAACCATTATCAGCAAGAATCTTTGCTTGCTTAAATAAAACACCCATTCCACCTGAAGGATGATTCAGGTTTGGGCAATAATAATAAACTTTCATTTTAAAAGGGGATTTCTAAACCAAATGTTTCAATAATTTTGTAGTCAGAGTTAAAATTATCAATTAAATATGTTTTTTTAGGTTTATGTTTTAAATCCAAAAATTCAATATAATAAGTTTCTTTTGTTTTTTCCAAAAGTTTTATTTTTCTAGGTTGACCAGAAGATTCTTTCACGATATATACATTTCCTATTTCCATAATATAAATATATTATATTTTTAATTAAACTTTGGATTCTGAACTTCTTTATCAGATGCTTCTACACCCCATGCGCTAACGATTAAATAACCGTTTTTAACAGGTTGAAGAACAATTGGGTCATCTTTTACGATATCAACCAATTTATGACCTTGAACCCTTGCATTTTTCATGTTTAATTGGTCTTTTGTAGCAATAATTAAAAGTCCTGTACCTGTTGTATATTGAGATTCTTTGGTATATGAATTTGCAATGTCAATTTTATCAACTTTAAAATTAATAATTTCTTTTTGATTTCTTTCGGGAATGCTTCCAATAAATCTATCAACATTTGTTAATAGTAAACCATATTTTTCACATATTCTAACTACCGAATCTTCATTTATAAACTTATTAAATGGGTATTTAAATGAATAATAGTCAATGGTTTGTTTAGTTTTCTTTGATTGTTCAATTTTTTGAATCTCTTCCTTATGTTCTTTAATATTTTTTTCACTATTGAAACCCAAACTCATTAACTTTTCATAATCCTTCGCCTTTGATTCATCAATAGGTGTTTGTAGTATTAATTCAGCTTCTTTTAGAAGTAAATCATGTGCAGAATATACTTCATTGTGAATATCTTCAATTAATTCTACATTTGATTTTTCATCAAACATTGGGTCTAATTTAACATTTTTAGGAAGAATAGTTCTCATATGTATTTTAGTATAAATAGTTTACAACTTAAAAAGTTTCAATAAAAATATTTAAATAAAGAATGATTTTTTCTTCATCATAAGAGTATAAAACATGTTTATGGTCTGATATAAACCTATCAAAAGATTTAACTAAATAAATTTCATTTAGATAGTTATTTCTAGCATATAGTTCAAAGAATAAATCATAGATAAAGTTTATAATTCTTTTTGAATTTCTAAGTTCTTTTCTATTATAGAAATTATTATAAATATAATTATGCATTGATTCAAGTTTCAATGCAACATGTTGATTTGGCAAATCAAGCATTAAATCTTGTTTCCATCTTTGTAAAGCAAGAACACCCTCTTTTGTAGAGGGTGTTTTTGTTCTATAAAAATATAGACTATTATCTATCATAGTGATTTTAATAAATCTAATTCTGATTTTTTAGCCATATTTTCAACAAGAAGTTGTCTTGTATCTTGAACTTCTTCATATTCGCTATCAATGATTTCATCATCATCAAATTCTTCAATAACAGAGCCTGTTGGTAATGATAATTCAAATCTCATGTGTGCTGTATCAAAGAATGAGTCTTCAAACAAATGACCTGATGGTGATATATTTGATTTAGCAAGGTGAAATGTTGCACGATTATTATTTCTATCATCGCTATCACGGCCAATAGTTAATACTACTTGTGCTTTTTTAACTTTTGCGACAGAACCGCCTGAATCATTCAAATCTAGAATTTTCTTATTATTTGATTCTTTTTTTGCTTGAGTTGCTGTCCATCCGCATATATCAAATTCAACAAGCATATCAAGTATAGCAGCAACAACTTCTTTTTCTCCTTGGTATGGATTATTTTGATTTGATAGGTGAGATATCATTTCATCGACATAATCAATGTTAATCATATCGAATTTATAACCGACCTTTTGTTGATATTTAATAATCCAATTTTTTAGTTTTGGAACTGTCATTTCATTGGATGGGAATCGCATAATTTTTATTAGGCCAAGGTTTTTGCCTTTAATTTTTGCTATTTCTTCTTTTGCTCTTAGAGTTGCTTTTTCGGGGTCTTTTTGTGCATCTCTAAAACTAAGACCTGTAAGTGCTGTTGATACAAGTAGTTTCACATCTCTAATTTCATTTTCACCAAAAATTACATGAAGTACTTTTTTTCCTTGTTTAAATGAATTTACTGTAAAATTGGTTAATATTGTAGATTTTCCTACTCCTTGACCTGCTAGAATCATTCCCAATTTACCTTTAGGTAGACCTGTAATGATATTATCAAGTTGTTCAAGACCTGTTGATATAAAGTCTCTATAACGCTGTGTAAATAGTGTTTCATCGAAATCTTCAACATCATCGGGGTCATCATCTTCGGTTCCTATATTGATAATTTTTCTTATTTTTTCCAAAACATTATCAAGAAGAAGCAGGTCATTGCTTTCTACAATATTTTTAATATCTCCTTCTGAAAGATTTTTTAGTTCTTGAACTTGAATAAATGCATTTGTTGTTTTTTTAATGAATTCAAAGTCATTCCTTTCTTTACCATCTAAAAGATTTTTATAATCTTTATGGATATTTGATAATTCATTTATCCAAGCATCTTTTTGTTCTTTTGTATGATTTTTATTTGCTTTTATGATTTCGCCAATATTACGCAATGTTGGCAAATTATTATATTCTTCTACATATTGTTTAACTAGTGAGAATATAATTTTATGTTTTTCTTCTGTGAAGTGGTTTGATTCAAGTTTTGTTACTACATCTTTTGGGAAATCGCTATAAAAAATGTGAAATAAGATTCTTCTCTGATGTCTATCAGAGCCAAGAGAAAGCATGTTGTTACGCATTATTGTTATTTAGAAATTAGTTGTAAGAATAATCGATTTTAAGAAGTTTTTTCTTTTCTTCTTGTGATAAAACTTTTAATTCATTGTATGAAATTTCATGTTTTTCCATAATTTGATAATCATTATATTGTGCATCGATATCTGCCTTTTTTATATGTGTTTTTATTACATTGCATATTTCATTATTTATTTTAATGAATTCTTCTGATAAGATAGAATCTGGATTAAAATTAAAAACTGTAAATTTTCTTTGAATTATATAATTTTCATTAAGGTATAATGCAAAATCAAATTGTAGTTCTTCAATAAATTCAATTTGTTTAATTTTTGTAAATGGTATTGTTGATTTTGCTTGAATATCAAACAAAGAATCATTATTTACTTGAAGATTTTTCTTATAAAACAGTTCATTTGTATTATCTTTTAAAGATACAACAATCATATATTTATCATTAATTCTATTAAGATTTGTATCAATGGTATTTTTATTTATATTTTTATCAATAAGTGATGATGTATATGTTTTATGTTTATCTTTAAGGTATTGCCATCTATAATTTAATTTCTTATCCCTTAAATCATCAATTTTAATAGTTATTGGTTTATTATTACTATCAATACCAACATAATATTTATTTGAAAGTTTTTGTGTTGGTATTGATAAAACTTTTTGTAAAACTTTTCTTATTTCAGGTACAAGTTCTTTAATATTTACTGTTTGTCTAACTATTGTGTTATAACAATCAGCATCAAATATTCTTTCTGATAGAATGTTTCCTTTGTAAGAAATTGAGAACTTAAAATAATTATTCATTGCTTTGTATTTAATCAAATATGCGTGTTTTTTTTATAAAAATCCTTTTCTCTGATAATAACAGGATAAAAAGGTTCATGGAATCTTATGAAATCTGCATTAAAATTTTGAAGAAATGAATCTTCTGACATCATTTTTAATAAATTTTCTTCACCCCTGCCATTTGGGTCCAATGGTTCTTCTGCAACTAAACAAAGTTCTGCCATTGCCTCCTTTGTTAAGAAAGGCTCAAGTAAATTAATTATCTTATAATTGAGTTTATATTGTTCTAAACCTACCTTACCAAATGTTTTGAAAATACCTTCATAAATATTTTCAAGAACTTTAAGAGGTTTCTTTTTATTATTAATCCTTTGTTCATTTATATCTCTTGCCTCTTTAATTATTGTGGCTGCTTTAACTTTTTGGGTTTGAATTTTTGGAAAATATTTAATAAGTGTATTTTCACCCAAACCATCAATACCACTAATATTATCAGAATCATCGCCACACATAGTTTTAATAATTGTAAGATTAGTGTAATGATGTTTAAAAAGAAGATAGTAATTTTTTTTAGTAACATTCTGTTTTAAATTAGCTAAATAAACAGAAACATTATCATATTCTAATAATTGACAAATATCTCTATCATTTGTATAAATAGTTATATTCTCTTTATAATGATACTTTTGACAGTAATATGAAATCATATCATCAGATTCAATTTTATCAACTTGAACCTGCCTTATGAATAATTCCTCAAGATAATTTTTTACTCTAACCATTTGCCAAAGATATGATTCTTTCTCCTGCTGTTGTTTTCTAATCTCAGCAGGTGTTAAGTCAATCTTTTTATACCATTCTTTTCCTTCACGATTGGCTTTATATTCATTGTAAATATCATATCTTAATTTACCTGAATTCTCTCCATCCCAAAACACAACAACTTTGTTAATATTTTGGGAACGGATGAGACTTCGGGTTTGTATTATAAATTGATAAAGACCACCTATGTGCCGTTCTCCATTAAATGTGTGTTTTGCACCATTAAATGAACGCTTCATTAAGTAATTACCATCAATTAATAATGTATTTACAGAGAATTTATATACCATTATTCATCATTAGCTTCTTCAACAGTTTCAATTTCTTCCATTGAAGCTGCTTCCAAATATTCAAGAAACTGATTTGAATGTTCTTCTAAATATTTTTTTTCATCTTCTTCAAGAATAAATCCTTCTGCGGTAATAATTAATTTACCTCTTGTTGATAGATTTGTTACATGATTTTTCTTTACTTCAACTTTTGTTCTAGTACCCCAAACAATTTCTTTGCCTTTCTTTTTAAGTTTCATTAAAGATGTACCTGAATTAGTGTCATTACCAAAATTAATAACAATAGCTGAATCTTGTGGTAATGATTTTCCACCTTTTGGTGTCAATTTTGGTAGTTGACCATATGTTTGTGGTAATTCGGTCCAAGGTTGTACAATAGAAAATAAAGTATTAGTATGTGTATTTTTTTCAGCAATACTCATATTAATTCTTGGAATTACGGATGCACCGAATTCATGTGCTAATGCAGTTGCAACCCATTGAGGATTAAACTGATTATCATTTTTAACACCTTTATCACAATTTAATTTACCAATAGAATCAATTAAAAATAGAATATCATATGGTAATTTACCTGATTCTTGGTCATCCATAAATTTATGCATTAATTTTGCAAGTTCTTCTACTGTGTTAAAATTGTTTCTGTCACAATAGATGAAAAATCCATCATAAGATACTGCACCTGTTTCTTCATCAATGATTTCTTCTACTTCAAAACCCATTTTTATGGCATGTTCCCACCTATGTTTTTGTTCGGTAATTAAGAAAATTGGTAGAATTCCCATTTTTTGTGCTGAAATAGCTGCTTCAAGCATCAATGTGCTTTTGCCTGTTGATTCATATCCTGTAACAACATGGCTATGTGACATACACAAACCTTTAAGTCCTGTAATTTGCATAAATGCAGGAGAAACAGGAATCCACTTTTCGGGTTTATTTTTATGTGATACGCTAATTTTTTTGTCTTTTTTGTAATCAGACAAAGAAAATTCTTTCTTTTTTATTGGTTTTTTTTCTTCAGGGTTATCTGATAATGTTCTAGCCATAATAAATTATTTTAATTTTCAATTATAAAAAAAGGGTACGACAAAAACAAACAACTAGTGGAGAATTTGAATGTTATGCCGTACCCTTATTACCCTTCAATTAGAAAGGTAATTCGTCATCGTCCTCGTCACCAACTGTAGAAACTATTGGTGTTTTTGTGCTTACATTACTGACTGTTGCTTTTTGAGTATCAACAGGAGAAACAGATGACATTTCAAAATCCGCTTCAGTATCATCCTCATCAACAAAGATTTGAGACTGATTCAATGAATTATTCATAGATGCGGATTTATTTTCGCCAATATCATATGTAGCGTTTTTAATTGCTTCATTGATAAGTTCAATTTCTTTTAAGAAGAAATCTTGTTGTTTTTTTCTATTGTCAATGGTAACCATTTCTCCATCAACTTTTTTGGTTACTTCAAAAGAAGGAATATCCTTTGCATTATATTTCCAATCAACCTTTGTTGAATCTTCCATATATACACCAAAGTTTTTACTTCCTGATATCCAATTTTTTGAACATCTTAAAGCAAGATTAAATCTTTTGGTTTCTGTTTTATCGACAGACTGAGAGATGTATAGTTTAACATATCCAAGTCTATCATTAGCAGCCAACCAAGCAAGAGAATTTACAAATCCAAAGATGTATGTACTTACTCTTTTATCTTGTGAAATGAATGGTAAATCAAGTACAAATATTTCACCACAATCATCGGTGAATTCAAAATTCACCTTTGGATTAGGTACTTTTGTTCCATCTGTTCTTGTAATTACATTATCAATAAGTGGTGTGATTTTGGTCAAATACCCATAAAAAGGTTTAGGATAGTTGTTTTGGTCAACCATCGGAACCTTTTCATAATGACCATCATTGTTTCTCTTGTTTACAACGAAAAATTTCGATGTGATTTTGTTGTCATTTGACTTTGTTGAACCCAATGACATGTAGGTTCTGTTTTTTCTTTCGGATGATTCAAATCCCATAATGTTAAAAATTTAAAATTGTTAAAAATTAGTTATTGTTTAAACAAATATATATGTTTTTTTGTAAATAGTCCGTTTTTAGTGAAAAAAAATTAAAGATTTGGGTTTTCCCTCCTTTTTTCGTTCACAATATGTATGTAATCATGGTGTATTTTTTCTTTAGTTGTAAATCCATATCTTACCATATTTGCTGCATCTTGTTCTTCTAATGTTTTAAATAAATTAAAATTTTTAATAACAAAATCATATTGTGTTTTTGTCGGTATATAATTCCCACCTGCTGAACTATAATCAAATTTACTTTTTGAGCGTCTTTTTTCTTCTTTTTCTTTTTTTCTTTTTTCGTATGCATCCTTTTCTATTGGGTCTTGCATTTTAGTAGCAAATGCTTTCCTCTGTGCTGCGGATGGTTTCCACTTATACGCTTCTTTTAGTATTATATGTTTTATATATTCTTTAATATTCATTTTAGTTAGTAATTCTGAATTTCACATAGTTAGAGTTCGGATACTGAATTCCATTTTTATCCAATGCTCTAATTTCAATTGTATAATCATGTGATATGAACCAAGAAAAATCAATCTCTGTAAAATATTCATCATTGACTTTTGATGCTTTTGTAAAGGGGATTACATCAATCTGATTCTTTCCTTGATTTACATAAATTCTAAATTCAATATCTCCAATAATATTTTTTAATATTCTTGTTTCAATTAGTCTTTTTGCTCTAAAAATTAATCTTTTTAAACCTACCTTTTTTGTAATTATTTCATTTTGTTTAATACCTAAAACATTTATAAAAACATCACTACCGTATGTTAAACTTATTCCATCATTTAAATCAATTTTTGATATATTAAATTGTTTTTCAAGAACTTTGTTTTTACCATTTTGTGTGTAATACCATCTACTATAAAATATTTCTATATCTTGATAATCTTCAGAATCAATTGTATGGCTAATTTTATAATTAAAATTATTTAATTGAGTAAATGCTGATGAGTTATAAATAATATCACCATTTGAATCAATTATTTCAAATTTATTTAATGAACTTATTGAAGATTGTGAAACAAAGAAAAAATCATTTGGAACATCAAAATTCATACAACATAAATCATCATTAACTCTATCATTATATGTTGTTTCTAAAAATGGTTCAAAAAATGTTTGAGTATATTTTGAAAAAAATGTAGTTACATTTTTAACATCGGATGTTAATGATTCTGTATTTGCTGAATATGCAATACATATACCGTTATTTGGCTGACCCGAAAATAAAATACCATTTACATAATTGGTAATATCAACTTCAATATCTTCATTGCCAATTTCAAATCTTTGACTTGTTATTATTGATAAATTTGTTGCTGCTGTTGTAAATGTAAATGATGTTTGTACAATATTTGAAAAATCAAAATTATCAAAAAAGAAATTATAATTATCACTTATACCACTTGTTCCATCTATCTTTAAAGATAATGTATATGATGTATTTCCTGTAAAAGAACTAGGAACTGTAAAAACTTTTGATAAAGTATTCCATGTTAATGAACTTGATAATGAATTATATTCAACATTTGAATTTAATGTTATACCACTATCTAAACTAGGTGTTAATTCAAGATATACTCTCTTGTAATCGCATGTATAACTGCTTAAATCTAAAAATTTACAAGATAATGAATATATTGTACTTGCTGATGTATTAGATGTTATAGTTAAAGGTGTTGTAAATGTAAAAAGTGTATTAGTTGGTGAATTAAAAGAATAATTTAATGGGTCAGAGTTTTTTAACAACAATGAACTATTACCACTATACTTATATAATGTAGATGATGTTAAAACACTATTCAATGTGTCACTAGTAACACCTGATATGTTTAATTCAAATGTTCCAAAATCACCATCAATAAATTGATTTTGTGTGTTTGCTGTAGTAATTCCTGTTGCTGTAATTATATCATCTATATAATCACTATTATTTAAAAATACTCCAGGTTGTGTCCATGTAATTTGAGGATTTTTTCTGTTAAACCAATTTGCTGATGATTTATTTAATTCAACCTCTCTATACTGTCTATCATTATAGATATAATCATATCCTGTTCCTTCATCAAATGAATCAGAAAGTTTTATAAAAACCAAATCAAAACCACTTGCCCTTTTTGAACTTATAAAATCAACACCAATATATCCATCATTTAATGCAATACAATTTTTTATTTTTAAAAAATGAGATTGTATTGTATTTTGATTTATTGTATTGCTACTAATCTTTGATTTTAAAGAATCAACGTCAATATTAAAAACATAACGACTAACATATGTTGTTGCTGAATTATTTGTTCCACCATATGATAATTCAATTATTGGATTTCTTGAACTATTAGTGTAAGAATTCCTTATTAATGTCGCTTGTTTTTTAAAATATGACCTAAAAATCATTATGTATTTTTGATTATATCTTTTATGTCTGTATCACTTAATTCAGTTTTTTTATAAACTCCTGAACTCATGCCCTTTTCATTTTTATTATATTGGTCATTGCCATAATATAAAGAACCATTTACCAAATCTGTTCTTCCATGTTTAGCAAAATATTCATTCCAATAATCTTCAATAGATTGCGCCCCTGTTGTTGTTTTAACCATCTGATTTAAAGACTCAAGAGGTGTTGGTGGTGTTAAATTATCAACCCTTTGATTTATTTGATTAATTTTTGAAGACATTTCATCAACATTATTTGTAATATCAGAAGTTTTTTGATTTAATACTGTTAAAATTTTAACAGAATCATTTATATATTTTGTTAAATTATCTATTTTTGATGAATGTATTTTTAATAAATCAGTTGCAGTATCCTCAAATGTTTCATTGTCGTTTACATCGACATCTATATCTGTTTTATTCTCTATTGGCTGTATTTCTTTTTCTTGATTAGTTTTCTCAACATTATTTTCACCTTCAATAGCACCTGATATTTCATCAAATACATCAACAGATTGATTTTCATCACCTATAATGTCTTCTTCTTGTTCAAGAACAGGCTCTTTTTTTACTTGATATTCAAGCAAAAACCTAAAACGGTCATATGATTGTGTTTTTTTGTTTCTGATTTTCATATTACTGCTCAAATTTAACTTCTTTAAGTAATTGCCTACCATCAGTAGTTACATACTTTTTATTGATTATTTCACTATGTTCAAATAAACCATCTTTAACTTTAATGATTACTTGATTTTCTTGTTTTTCTTGAATATTATCATCATCTTGATATTCATCAGCAGAGATTATTTCTGAAAGTTTTTTGTTTAAATCTTTTTTATCCATAATCGTTTTTCTTATAATTAGTGTTTATTTTTATAAATGAAATATGGTATTGTCTTTTCAATAAAAAAACTATCCTGACCTTGAAATAAATTGATAAAATAATTGTAAATCTTTAAATCAATATCATTATAATAATTATTCATATCGCTTAAAAAATTATTTAAAATTTTTAAATCTAATAATTCAAACCAAAAAAATTCATTTAAATTAATAATATAAATTTTATTGCATTGATTTGAATAACAATAAATCATCTTTTGGTTTTGATAAAAAATGTCTATGTTATTTTTATTGAAAAATTCTATCAATCCATTCCTTTCATTTATATTGCTAAAAAATAAATCAATAATCTCAAATTTTAAAAATTTTAAATAATAATTGTGAATATTTATTATAAATTGTTCATACTTCTTTAAAAACTCAGATAAATATTCTTCAGGTGAATAGCACCAATATACATTATCCTTAATATGATTGTTATCCAATTCAATCTGATTCGGATATAACTCCCTTGCTTTTTTTATGCCTATTATTAGCAATGGTTTGTCATATAAAATCTCATTAACAAATGAAAATTTCTTTGTCAATGGATAATGTGAATAGGTGGATAAATACGGATTTGTTGGTTCAATGCCGTACAAATATGCTAATTCCATATAATTGCACAAATATACGGAGAATTTTTAGATTTGCCGTAATTTTATGCAAATAATACCAAGTATTTTAAATAAAGATTATAATCGAGTCTGTAAAGATTATCTGAATCTCTTACCTCAAAATGAAGGTGTGGTTTTAGTGGGTTGCCATCTTGACCCGGACCAAGTGTTCTTGCACGACCTGTATTTCCTGTTTTTCCTAATAATTGATTAACATCAATAACATCATTAAATTTTAAATTATTTATATAAGGACTAAATTCTTGCAAGTGAGCAAAATAAAAATATTTATTTTCTTTATTATTTTTTAATAAAATATAATTACCATATCCATTTGGGTTGACATCTTTTGTAATAAATATAGTATTAGGTAGTGAAAACTTTAAATTTATTCCAGGACGTGTTCCTATATCAATAGCACCATGTACTATACCATTTGTTCTTAAATATTTACTTGTAACTTCAAATCCTTGAAAAAAACTTGGTGTTCTTTTCTGAATATCATCAATTTGTTGTGGTGTTAGATTGGTTATTCTTGATGGTATACCTATTTTTTCCAAAGTTTGCGTATAAAAATTATTTCTAACAAAATCAACAATTTCTTGTTCTACAATTGGATTAACATCTTTTTTAAGTCTATATCCTTTAAATGTTGTTTCAAGTCTTTGTGTATCTGAATTTATATTATGTGTTACATTATAAACAATATAAAGACCCTCAAATATTGGCATAAACTCCAAATAATAATATTGAGTTGGTTGTATTCCCATATTACCATAAGGAATTTTTATTGTTGATGTATAACTTTGTTTTTGATATACATTCAATAATGATTGACCTTTTGGAATTGCAAGTGAATTACTTGCATTTGAAATAACCTCTGATTGTATTCTTAATCCTTCATCAGTATTTTTTAATGATTCTGTTGAATGTTCAAAATTAGAAAAAACAATCTGATTTTGTATTCCAGTATATTTTACTAAAAATGCACTTAATGTTTTACCTGATTTGGTAAAATCTGCGGGTATTGAATTTTTCTTTATACCATCATCTGATATTGTTGAGTTTGGTGGTCCATTTGGATTACTTGATAATCCACCAACATACATCGCTATAAATAATGGTTTTGTTGTTATTTTCTGATTTATATCAATTTTAAATAAATCATTATAACCTTTTGTATCCGTTAAAAAACCTTGAAAAGGATAAAACCAAAAATTATTATTTGATAATAATCTACTTATTGCACTAAAAAGACTTACATTAGTATCTTGACTATCCGAAAGTAATGTTTTTATGTCTAATACTGCTTTAGTACTAATATCATTATATGCCCTATCAACAAATTTAAAATTTTCTTTTATATTAAATTGATAATTTTCTTTTTTGTAACCAAATAAATAATTTTCATATATTACCTGAAAAGATTTATAAACAGCCAATTTTACTTCATTATCACGCATTTGACTCCTATATCCTTTTAGCTTTTCTTCTAATGTTTCTTTATCCTTTTTTACTAATTCAGATAAAACAGGTAATAAATTTTTTAAATATTGTGCATATAAAGAATCATTAGGTAAATAAAAATCAACAATAATATCACTTGTAAATTCTAATGAATTAACAGATAAATAAACAGGTTCAAATAAAAATTTTTCTAGTTTTGTTATTTCTTCTGCATTAGTTGTTATTATATCTGACCCATCATTATTTTTAATATTAATGCGATATGTATCTAAATCAATATTGTTATCTTCATCTCTATTAACATTATTAGTTACTTGATATCCATATTGATTATTGATTTGATTAATTTCGTTTGATAATTTTATTAAATAATTATAAAAATTTGTTTTTTTTATTATTCTAAATTTAAAATTAGCACCTGAATTTAAAGTAAAGGGAATATAGAAGTAAATATTATCTTCTGAAGATGGTGTATTATTTGAAATAAAACTTAATCTTTTTGCTAAAATAATTAACAAAATTTTAGGAATTTCAATAAGACTTGGAAATTGACTTCTATCAAATAATTCTTTAAAGTTAAAAATTGATTTGTATAATCTTTGTGTTTCAACATATGGTTGTGTATAATATATATATTTTGGTGGTTCTTTTTTTATAACATCTTTATATGGATTTTCATAAATAAAATCACTTTTACCATCAACCTCTTTATTATCAGGTATATATAAAACATTATCTAATGTAATTTTAAAATTATCGCTTAACCCATTTACACTTTTCATGTAAGTGGTTATAATATCGGAAGATTCAGAAACATTATTTGAATTTATTAAACTTGGCTCTCCTGTATTTGATACTGTAACATAATCAATACCACCTTTTAATGCGACTGCAATACCCATGTTTTTTGAAACACCATCTGGTACAACAATAGAATCATTTTTAGTTATTGATAATGGTTCTTTTGGGTTATTTGTAAAATAATTTTCATCAGTAAATTGATTTTTTAAATTTATAAAATAATTTTTTATTTTATCATCGGCAAGCATTAATGCAAATGCAATATTTCTTGCTTCTGTTTGAATAAATGATAAAAATAATTGTTCTTGATTATCAGTATTATTAACACCACTTTCAAATAAATCTTTAAAAAAATCTTTAAAAGATGCAACGCTATTATTATTATTTGTCCAACCTGTATATGTGGATTCAATAGCGGTAATTTTTAAATTAACATTTGTAAAAATTAAAAATCTTTCATATATTAATTGACATATTTCTTCTGGGTTTTGTGATTGATATATATTGGGTGCTTCTCTTTTATCTGGGTTTAAATCTGTTCCAAATTTATATATTTCTCTTGGGTTTACAGGTATATATTTATTTGAACCATCTTCATTTTTAGAATTTGCTAAATCAGTTAGCAAATTAGTAATTTGTGACTGTATAAAAGCTTCTAAAAATTCTTCAATAAAAATAACTTCATCCCAATTTTGAAAATTTGGATTTTTTCCCGGATATATAAGAGTATTTACACCATTAATATTTTCAACAACTGTTGGAAAACCTATTTTATCATATGTTTGATTTGTATTTCCATATCTAGCATTATCTAAAAATCCTTTTTCACCAGCTTGAAATATTTTATCCATTAAAATATTATAATCATCAAACATTAGTTTAAAAATATTACCAATTTTTAGTCCTGTAGTTCCTAAAGATTCTGTAACTAAATTTTGTAATCTATCTGTTAGTGAAGAGGCATATTCATTACCCAAATCTTCAATTTGTTGTCTTAACAAATCTATTGTTTTTGATAATCCAGAGTAATCAATAAAATTTGGTTTATTAAAAATACCTAAAGCTAAATTATTTGGGTCAGTTAGTGATGTTGTAATATCAAATTTTATTAAATCCCTATAGTTTTGTTTACTTATTACATCATTTTTATTTTTAATATCATCATTTATAGCATTACTAATTATATTATATTCAGAAGGTTGTATTGGTAATGAAGGTGTTAATACTGTTTTAAATGTTATTTTGGATTGATTATTATCAAATGTTGATGATTCTAAATAAGTTGTAATTCTTGTTTGTGATGTTTTATCTGTTATTTTTTTGTATCCTTGTGATTCCGTAACCACAAGTGTTAGATAATCTTTTTCTTTATCTAAAGAAACTTTTATATCATTTAATGATGTAATTTTTTCTTCAATTTTTCTTATTTCATCTTGATTTCCTTTTTCTTGGTCTGATTCAACTTCTTGATTTATTTTTTCAAATAATCTTTTTGAATTAATAATTAATTCATGAAAACTTTTAATAATATTATCATCAACATTTGGTTTTTGTCTACCAAAATAAGGAACAGCTTGTAAATAATTTAATGGAAGGTCTGATAGAGGTGCGAATCTATCTCCAATAAATTTGCTATTGATTGTAAAGTTTCCTGAATCATCAATTGATATATCATCTCTTATTTTTTGTAATCTATATTCAATTGTTGGACCAAAACCACCTTTAATTCTTAGATTAAAGATTGGGTATGGTAGTTGAAACATTTTTGCAAATTTACTATTAAAATTATTTAAAACATTTCCTCTAACATCATGAAATGTTATTGCAACTTGTGGTATTTTATTTGCATCAAAAGTTATGTCAATATTTTTAATACCAAAACCCTCATATTCTTTTCTATTATCTTCTGTATAATTTGTTGAATAATAATTTATATCTTTTTGTTTTTTATCTTTTCTATTAAAATATCCAGTTATTATTATTTCTTCACCTGAAGAAACATTTGAATTATTAACAACACTACCATTTGCTATTTGAATATAGTTGCTATTTCTAGGTTTCATTGTTAACTCAGCAAAAGACCTAATATCTTCTATTGCAGGTATACCATTATCTAATTTTTGTAATAATGGATTATTTCCTAATATTACTTTATTTGGGTCTACTAAATTAAAATTATTCATAAATATATTTAAAATATTATAGTATTCTATTTTTATAAATAGAGTTTTATTTTTTTTAATTAAATCCTTTATGTATGGTTTCCATTTTTTCCAATATTATTTTGTTCTTCTTGTTGATAATTTCACATTGGATATTATCTCATCATATCCTCTCTCAAAAACAACTAAATTATCATTAACTTTTTTAATGAATAATTTATGATATGATGTTGGATAGTTAATTGATAAATATTTTCTTACATTAAATTTAATTGGAAAACTACCAATTAATTTTGCTTTCTTATTATATTCTAATAAATTTAAAGAAGAAGATTTCTTTTTTATTTTAGAACCCCAAGATTTGGTTCTATTAAAATCATTAGATATAAAAGAATTTGAAACACCTAAATAATCATTATCATCATTATAAAGATTTAAACCAAAGTGGTTTGGATTATCCTTTTTTATTGAATCTCCTTTGGTTTTACTCTTTTCTAGATTATAACCTCTTTTAAACTGTCTCCTAACATTATCACTTCCTACTTCATAGCGTTCCATTAAATCTTGGCTAACAAGATATTTTTCAAATTCCAATCTATTTTTATATTTAAATTGTTTTTTTAAAAAATATTGCTCTTTAGCACTAAATGTTAAAAACTTAAGCGTTCCAATATCCGATATGTTCAAACTAAAACTCGTCTTACTTATTATACGTTCATCATAATCACTTTCAATGTAAACTAATCTTTTAATCTTATTTAATCCATTTATAAATAAAGTATTTGTCTTTGGATTATATCCAAAATACTTTTTTGAAATTAATGAATTAATATGTTTATTTAATGTTCTTTGACTTATCCCAAGATGATTGCAAACATCATTCTTAATGCCATTATTTAACTTGCAATTTCCTGATGTCCTGAAAGCAAAACTTAAATATGTTTTAAATTCATTAAAGTTATATGTTGAAGAAGACATAATACGACTTACCATCGCCAATGGGATGTGCAAGTGTGTCCTTTCAAAATTTTTAACTTTTTTCAAAAAAGATAAGTTGAAATCAAATATATGTTCTTTTTTAAAATTACTTGGGCTGATTCTGCTTTCTTGTCATTATTTTTATCCTTTCATCAACCATTTTTATAAATTTGTCTCCCGCCACATCAACATTGATTGTACTCTTTAGAACAGCATCCCCATCAAGCTGTACCTTAAAAGAAGCATTTGCAAAAAGTTTTTCAAGAGCATTTAATTTTGAAATATCAATAGCACCGATTTGAGCAACCAATGCAGCCATCTCTCTCATATTCTTTATGTCTTTGTCAACAAATTTTAAATTCTGTAATGGTACAACATTGCTAAAATCTAATGCAGTTATTCCTGCTAATGCAAGACCAATAGATGCTAAACCTAATACACTTAAAGGATTAGATAACATATAAGCAGCACCTGCAATACCCATCATTCCTAAACCAATGTTAGTTAAATCAATATTACCAAGACTTGCAAACCCTTTAGCCATTTCACCAATTCCTTCCGCAGCCAATTTAATACCAAAACCAACACCCACAGCAGCAGCACCAAAAGCAAGCAATCCAAGCGCAGTTGCTTTTGTAGCAGCACCCAATGCTAAAACACCCACTACAAGTGGTCCTGCTAATGTAGCACCAAGAGTAATCAATGAAGTTGTTAATGCAGTTAATTGCGTATCTGTTAATTTACTTATTGATTCAGAAAGTGATGCAGCACCTTCAGCAGCCATTTTAAAACCATAACCAATACCAACTGCCGCAACACCAATCGCAGCCAATTGAGCAGCATTACCTAAACCCGCACCTAACATTTGTTTACCTGATAATAGTTGTGAACCGCTTTGTGGTGTTGTAGTTGATGTTCCACTTCCAAATAATTTACCCAAACCAGGAACTTTTGATAAAACACCACTTAAAAGAGATGGTATTTTAAGTACCATTTTTGTTAAAATCCCTGCAATACCTGTTGATAATAATAAAATTGCAGCAGGTATAGCAAGAGCAATTTCATTCATTTTTCCTGTAGTTTCATCTCTGAAAAAATCTATAATTTTATTAAAACCTTTTAAAACATAATTTATAGCATCTAATATTGGTAACAATGTAGACTTTAATTGCATAATTGTATTTTCAAATGTTTCATTAAAAGTTTGAGAATCTTCTGCTCTTTGTTTTAATGTTTTTTCTGTTTGTCTTAATATTTCCAATTGGTCTTCTGTTAATTGGTCTATTCTTACATTCTTACCACCTATTTCAATTGTACCTATTGTTGAACCTTTACCAAATGAAGCCAACTTTGCTATCATTTCCTTTTCTTCATCAGTACCAATAAAAATTTGACTTTTTGCAAGGTCAATTTTAGCCATTTCTTTTGTTGACTCTACCAACTTACCAACTTCTTGACCTGTTAATTCTGCAACAGACCTAAATTTGTCCATATCAATATCAGAGACATCAAAAATACCTTTCTCTTTATTGAAACTAGCCATACCTTTTGTAAGTTTAGCCATTTCAACAGCAAACTCTTCGGGTTTATTTCTTGCAAGGAATGAAAGTTTAAATTCATCCATTTTAGCAAATTCACCACCCAATACTCTTAAACCAGCACCTGCTTCAAGCAATCCTTCAAGTGTCCTGAATTTTTCACCAGCAGCAAAAGCACCTTCCATTGAAAATTTAAATTTCTCAGATGCTTGAACCATATTCTTCAAACCTTCAACTCCATTTTGAAATCTATATTTATTAAGTTTATCAATATTTGCTGTTATTCCTTTTAAAACATTTGAAGAATTTAATCCAAGTTTGGCAGTTTCATTTACAGTACCTTCAATTAATTTAGTTGCATCTTCAACAGATGAACCAAGTGATAACATATTACCAACAAACTGTCCTGCTTCTGCATTTGCCAAACCCGTTCCCTTGGCAATTAAAACCATATTTGCAACTTGTTTTTCATTAAAAACAGTTGCCCTTCCAGTTAATTCATTAACTTTACTTTGTATTTCAACAATGTCTTGAGCAGAAGCACCAAACCTTTGTGCAGCATTTGTTGCTTGATACATTTGCTCTCTTAATGATTCAGCCCTATTTCCAGATAATCCTAAATTTAATGTTAAGGTTCGTATTTGTTTATCAACTGTCATTAAATATGATGATATACTTCTAATCCCAAATTCTTGTTTTGCCCAACTTTTTGCTTGTTCATATAAATCAGTACCATATGCTTTTAAAATATTAGAATTTTCTTCAAGTATTTTTCTTTCTTGGTTGAGTACATATTTTCTTTGTTCATATAATTCTAATTCTTGTTGCAATAATTTTATTCTTTCATCATCTAAAGCAATTCCAGCCGCTAAAAATTCGTTTATTCTTTTCTTACCTTTTTCTAGTTGTTCTGTAAGAAAAATTTCTTCTTTTTTCTTTTCATTAATTATTTTTTGAGCATTTTCATAACTACTTATTGACCTGTTTTGGTCATCTAAAATACCACTAAGACGATTATATACATCAGTTAATTGTTCAGCAGTATTAAGATTTTGTCTTGCTAAATTTAACGCATCTTCAGCGTCTTGTCGGTTCATTGCCATATTTTAAATTTTATTAAAAGTTTTTAGCGTGTATTTTGTTTTTTGAACATTTCCAGTTCCTTTTATATGAACATAACAATCTTTTTGTGTATTTTGATTCTTCTCAAAGTCATCATTTGTATATATATAATAAATATCATTACCATCTTTTATATATGTTATTTTTCTAAAACTAGGAGGAGGTAAATTTCTTGATAAAATTCCCTTAACATTATTAAGTATAACATTACAATATCCATCAATTTTATTTATTATATTTGTTACTGCTGATAATTTAGGGTTAAACTCAATATCTAAACTATATTGATTATTATTACTTAATTTATTACTACTAATTGATAAATCTTTTATATTTGTTGATATAATACCCATAAAAAAATTAGGATTTATATTAGTAGTTTGATAATTTGATAATTGATTAAGATTGGCAAAAATGTAACGCTTATTAACATAATTAAAAACATTTGTATCATTTACTTGGAAACTAAAAGCAAAGGATTGTCCTTTTGGATTATTAAAAAATGTTTTAACATCATAATCAGTTTTTGAACTTACATCATAAAGCTTTAATGTACCCCATTTTTTTCCATTTTCTTCCGTTAAAGCTTTAACTTCTTCATCATAATATGGATATAAATTTATTTCATTAGTAGATTCATTTATATTTATTGCAAATAATACATTTTTATAATCTAATACTCTTGTTGAATTTGTACTATAGGGATATTTATATATACTTAAATTTAAGGTTACTATTTTTTCAAAATATGGATTAGAAAAAGTATTAAAACCTCCTTTTTGTGTAATTAATTTAGAACGTAACAAATTAGAAGTTGAAAAAACATCAGCTTCACTTAATATTTTATAAGATAATATCTTCATATTACATTTTAATATAAATAGAATCAAATATCTTGATAACCTGCTGCTCTTTCTTTTTCTTTCAATAACTTTTGATTTTTTTCCAAAAGTATTGTAATTATATTTTTCCTCATGTATACTGGCATCATATACATAACATCATTATATGAATAATTATTTTCAACAAGAAAGTTAACTTCGTGTGCTATAACTTCCTCATACTTTTGCTCTTGGATAAAAAAAGTCGAAACCAAGGGTAATTTTCTGACGAAAAAAGTCACCTGTGAATTTGCCTTCAAATTCATAATTGTAATCAAGTCCTGGTTCAACATCTAAAATATATGTTCTCAAATCTAGTGAATCTATTGGTGGCATAAGTTTAACAAACTTTTCAATAAATCCTCTATCTGATTCACCTGCAATTGTTTGTATTTGTGCAATAATTCTTTCTTGTATTTCAAAAATTGGTGAATCATTTTTATATTTTGAAATTTTTTCAAGTCTTTGGTCTAATTTTTTCTTTTCACCATAAGTTAGTAGTTTAAATGTTAGGTCTACTTTACATAATGGTAATTTAAAATTAAATGTCAAATCAGTATTATCAGGTTTAACAACTTCTTTATATTTAATTTCTGATAGTTTTACTACAGTATCGAACATTTTTCCATCTGTATCACGAACTTGAACAGGATATTCATCACCATAAGCAAATCTTCTTAAAAACAATAATACTGCATCTAAATCACCTGTTAATAAATCTTCAACACGCATATTTGCATTGAATTCAGGGTCTTTAATTTTATTTTTTGCTAATAATTCAATACCTGTACCATTTTTAATATAGTTTTCAGAAAGAAGGTATTGTTCATCAGAAGCTGTCATATATTCAACCATGAGTTTATCAACTCCTGTTTCATAAAAAACACCTTGTGAAGGTAATTCAACGTAGTCAGATACTACTTTTGGCAATAAGCTATCTAGCTTAGATTTAACATTTGGTATATTTTCCATAGATAAAATAATTTAATATAATTAGTAACTATTTATTATAAAATAAAATTAATTAAATGCATACTGTTTCTGAAATTTGGTTACCACAAGTAAAAGATGAAAACATTAATGAAATACTTCATGAATTAGAAGATATTGGAATAATTGTTAAATCTGTTTTGATTGGACCTAGTTATTTAAAGCCTCTACAAAAAAAGGTATCAAAACCAATAATTGATGAATTAAATAATATTGTTGACAATGATGGTTATTTACCAAAAGTTTGGGTTGATGCCAATAATAATATTTTAGATGGTCATCACAGGTCTTACGTTTATCAATCTAGACCTGATATTGATAAGATTGAATGTTATAAAATTTTTTTAAATTCTAAAGATGCTTGTAGGATTTTAAATAAAATACAAGACAGAATAGAATTTAAAAAAGAATATGGAATTAAAAGTCCAAGCACATTTAATATGATGGACACTATTCAAAAAGAAATTAACAGTGTTCAATATCCAAAACAAAATGCTAAATATCTTGGACCCGACAAAGAACAGGAACAGCAAAAAGAAAAATTAACATTTGATGATGTTACAAATAAAACATGTACACTATATTCTGTAAGACCTTTTGATAAAGGTAATACTTCAGGTTTTATTATGTCTTTTACAAAGGACAAGGGATATGATAAAGAATATGAAATTCTTTTTGATAAGCTTTTAAATGTACCAAAAGAAGAAATGGATTTATATGAACCATTTTATTTAGCTGGTATGTATATGCTTGACCCAAATTTTGAAAAAGACCCTATTAAAATTAAAAAAATGGCATCTGATGTTAATAAAGTTTATGCTGAATTTATAAAAGATAGATTGAATGGTTTTGCAAAAAGGGGTGGATATGATGGTATAAATTTTGGTGATAAATTAATGCTTATAATTACTTAATGGCAAATAATAGAACAATATCAATAAATTTTCCATTTAATGATGATGATGAAAGTGGAAAATTTTTAAAAATGAATACAACATCAGTTGATGATGTTCGTTCATCACTGTATTTTTTTATCTCAACAAGAAAGGGAGAAAGATGGTATGACCCTGAATTTGGAACAAGTCTTTATGAATACATTTTTGAAAAAAATGATGACATAACAGCCAGAGAAATAAGAGATTCAATTAAAACTGATGTTGAAAAATATTTTAATAATGTTACAATCCAAGAAATAGCGATAGACCAATCAGAAAATACAAATAAACTCACAATTAACATATCTTTTATATATACAAATCTGTATAATACAGAAACAGATGACTTAACTTTTGTTTTTGGTTAAAATTTGACGTATTATACTTCAAATTTTATTTTATGAGTAAACCAAAAATATTGATTACAAACATGGATGTTCATGGTGTGAATTTTTATCGCTCTGAACAACCTGCAATATCCCTATCAAAACTTTATGATGATGAATTTGAAATAGATTATATTAAAAATATTGATTGGAATAACAATGATTTCTTAAAACAATATGATATAATTCATGGACATAGAACACTTTGTGATTTTTCTCAAATGCCAATGCTTGTTGAAAAATTACATTCATTTGGAATTTCTGTTGTACTTGATATTGATGATTATTGGGAGGTTTCCAAAGAACATCCTCTTTATTTTGCAGTTAAAAAAGATGGACTTAAAGAAAAAATTATTGGGAATCTTAAAATTGTTGATGCAGTATCAACAACAACACCTGTTTATGAAAATTATATTAAACCATACAATAAAAATATTTTAATTATTCCAAATGGTATAAATAGAAACCTAAAAGAATGGACTCCGGCAGATGATAAATGTACATATGATAAATTAAGAATACTTTATCTAGCAGGTTCATCTCATTTGCAAGATGTTTCTCTTCTAAAAGATAGTTTTGAAAAACTTGTTGATGATGTATCAATTTCAAATAAATTTCAAGTACATCTTTCAGGTTTTGACCTTAGAGGTACAACAACAAACTATATTGTAAATGAGGAATTTATAAAAGAAATACAATCTATTGGTATTTTTAATGAAAAATTATATAAAAAATTAATGGCAAATAATTTTGATATAGTTAATACAGAAGAAATACCAAGATACATTGTTGAAAAATATAATAATAGCGCAATTACAGAACAAACTAGACCAATTAAACCACAGGAAACAGTTTGGACAAGATATGAAGAAATTTTCACATCAAATTATAAACTTATTAAAGATAAAGATTATTATAATTTCTTGATGAAATTTGATTTGGATGCTGTTTATGAAAAACAGTCAGAACAAAACTATTTTAGACACAAAACACAAGGTCTTTATAAATTTGCAGCAAATTATAAATTTGGTGATGTAGCACTTGCACCAATTAAAGTATATGGTAAAGGTGTAAATGATGATAATTCAGATAATCGTTATCAATTCGCTAAATCAAATCTTAAAGTTATTGAAGCAGCATTCCATAAAGTTCCAGTAATTGCCTCAAATGTTCCAATTTATAATCATGATAAAGATTGGGTTGATGGAAAAAACATTTTATATGTAAATCCCGATAGACAATACAAAGATTGGTATAAAAAAATTAAATATTGTATCAATAATCCAAATCATGTTAAAGATATGGGAGAAGCTGCATACGAACTTGCATGTAAAAGATATGACATTGATGTTTTAAGTCATATCAGAGCAGACTTTTATAGAAAATTAATCAAAGAAAAAAAAGAAAATTATCAACTAGTTTGATTTGAATCTTGTTCAACTTCTTCTTTAACATTTCTATTAATATAATTTTTTTGCATTATTAATGCACTAATGAATGCAAAATCTTCTAATAATAAAGCATGGTCAATTTCATTTTTTTTAACCATTATTGAAATTGCTTCAAAATGAAACCATAATACAGGAATGAAAAGTATAATAGCAAGAATTCTTGTCAATGACGTTTTTTTAGAATTACTGTCTCTTAAAATGTCATTTATAAATTTTACAAAAGTAGGATTTCTAAAAAAATTGAACATAATTTTATCTATTTAATATAAATAGTTTTATAATGAGTTTCATACAAAAAAGTGATGCAATCGTAATTAATACCAAATTAACTAATGCAGGTAGATTATTGCTTGCAAGTGGCTCTTTAACATTTAAAAAAATTGAATTTGGTGATTCAGAAGTTGATTATGATTTCTTGAGAAATAATGAATCAATTATCGATGGTAGTGATTTAATAATTATGCGACCAAAAGATGCAAATCCAAGCATTAAATATCCGCTACCAATAATAGAAGGTCAAGCAGAAACAAAATCAACAATTACAGCAGTTAATCCACAAGCAGTATCAGTAGTAAATACAGCATCACAAAGAGGATTCTTTACAGGTTCAACAACAAACGGTTTTACAGCATTTACAAATACATCATATATATTAGATAAAAGAGTTATACCATCTAGCGGAATGACAGGTGGTACAATTCTTACAGTTGATTCAACAAGCAATTTTACAACAGGTGCTTGCCTTTTAATTGATATAAGAAATCCAAAAATAACAGCATTCACAAATACAACAGGTGCAATCGGTGAAGACTATCCAAGACCTTTTATTTGGTATAAAGCACTATCAATAAATGGTAATAACGTAACAGTAGATAAACCATTGCCAAATTTTTCAGGGCAAGGTGGTACAGTTAATAGTGTTGTTTATGTATTTCCAGCAAATAATGCTGTAGATAATTACTATAGTACAGGAACTTCCGTTTCTTATTGGAATGATAATACACTAGCATTTAATTCAAATTGTAATATAGCAAGTGATGATGTAAAAGTATGGAACTTTAATATTATTTATAAATATGCACCCGCAGGTGTTACAAATGGATTAATACCACCATACTACGATAGTGCAATATTTTCAGGTTTTAAAGAATATATACAAGGATTTACTTCAAAATCAGGTGATACTATGTTAGGTATTGTTCACTTTACAAATAAATCAATATCAAACTATTATGGAGAAGGTTTTAATGGTAATACATTCAAAATTGATTTACCAACAGTAATGTATCATAAGAAAAGTGCAACAACATTGGGAATAACACTCAAATCCTCAGGCTCAACATTAACAGGTGCTAAAAAAATACAACCAACAACACTAACTGGTTTTACAACAGAATATTATGACCTTATTGAAACAACATCATTAAGCGTTGTTGGAAAAGTATTCAATGATTTAAAAATAGCAATAATCGAAGACCAAGAAATACTAAATGCCATTTCTCTAAAATCTAATAGGTCTTGGACATTACCTGATGCTAATTTTACGTTGAGAACATCAAGTAGTGGTGAATTACCTATTTTAGGCGCATCGACAAGTGAAAATAGTTATTTGGCTATAACATACTTACTTGGTTCAAATAATAATTATAGTGCCACAACAAATTACGGCTACTCAACAGGTATTCATTGCGGATATATCACAAAACTTTATCCACAAAATTTACCACAAGTTGCTCAATTTATTATCCCATCCAATGATTTGCAATTCATGCAATCTTCAGCAGGGTTAACAGCAGGAACAGGATTTAATGCTAATAAATTTTTTATTATTGCACAAAAAGTTCCTCTAAATTCTGAACCCGACCCAACTTCTTGGCAATTAATTGATTTTACACCAAAATTAATTAATTATAGTTCTTGGAGTGCAACAACTATTCCTGTTGCAAATTTAGCAAATCAATTATATAGTTTTACAAATGCAGAATATACAGCAGGTACAACATATAATATTGAAACATATATAGGAGCATTACCAACTACATCATCACCAAATGATGGTTTATCTTTTGGAGAAGAAAGTATACTTCTTGGAAACATTAACTGCGATATAAAAGCAATTGTATATAGAACCAAAATAGGTCAAAGATTAAATTTTAATCAATATAATACATCAAATAATCCAACATTCGACAACACAGAAGATGATGTATATGTAACTGAAGCAGGTATATATGATGACAACAATAACTTAGTGGCAATAGGAAAGTTGAATACACCAATTAAAAAGAATGGCAACAAACTATTTACATTAGAATTAGACATGGATTTTTAATATGGGATTTATACCACAAATTAACACAAAAACACTATACGCATACCTTACACCAAAAGGTAGAGAATACATATTATATGGTAACAAAGAAGATTTCCAAATAGCATATTTTACTCTTCATGATGATGATGTAAATTATTTTGTTTCAGCAAATATATCAGCAGGTACAACATCAAAATATTTAACTCTGCCAAGCGGATTTGTTCCTGACATCACAGGTGATGCTGATACTTGTATTAAAAGCATCGCACAAGGAACAAACATAGATACTATGTCTTCTCTTTCAGGTTCTTCTATAACTGACCCAATATCAAAAAGATTAACAGTTGGTAGAATCGGTACTGATGGAAATATTAATACAAGAGTTTTGGATATGGGTTTTGTTGGAAATACTAATACTATACAAGGTGTTTCACTAAATCCTGCATCAACCACATATACAGTTTCACCCCCTCCACAAGTTTCACTTTTTCCACCTAGTGGTGGTGATAATACTCCTGTCGGTCCAAATGAATGGTTAAATACACAATTTAATGTTGAAATCGTAGAAAGTAATGGTGGTGCAACTGATTTTACAATAAATGGGGTTTCAGAAAGTAAAGTTTTAATTAAACCTACGGCAGTAACAACATTTATTAATATTACATTTAAAAAGGGAAGCAGAGATTCTTTAAACGGGTCTATATCAATTAATTTCAAAATCAAAATAACACCTATCCGTTCATTTGTAAATTTAACTAATAGTTTAATTACTTATAATGCTTCTATTCCAAGTGGAGGTGGTGGTGGAGGAAATCAGTCATTACAATAAAATAAAAATATAAAAATATGTTTTACAAAAAAGTAGAGAAAACAAGTGATAGTCCAGATGCAAGTTTAGGTTTTCAAAGTTCAGTAACAACAACAGAAAACCAACTTGATAGTCAAGTATTATTCACTTATGCAAATTTAAATACGGTAACAACACCATATGGCAATTTATTTAAATCTTTAAGACTTCCAATTACAACCGATGAAATAACTGCATTTACAAGCACACATCAAAATAGTGCAATTGGATTTTTAAATAGAGAAGAAATTATTGTTGCTGAAATACCAAAAGGTCAATATGGTGAACTTATTGATGGTAAAACATTTAGTTTAAAAATACCTGTTGTTTTAAGTGGTGTTGCAACATCAACAACTATTTACGGTTCTTATTTTGGTTTTGATGGAACAGGCACAACAAAAACATTTGTTAAAAATTTAAATAACGAAAGATGTGAAGGTAGAAGTTTTGTTGGAAGTTTGGGAGCAGCAAGTTCACCAAATTCAAATATTACTCTTTTGTATTCTAACGATATACAAAGACCAAAAGGCTCAAGACAGGTAGATACACTAGTTAATGACCAATCAATAACTTTAAGTGAAAATGCAGTTAGCGAAGCAACAGCTTATGTTTTTAGCGGAGTTTCAGCAAGCACAAATGATATTATTTATTTTAAAATACAAGCACAAGTAATAAAAGGCAGTAATCCTGATATTAGCACTATAAAAGTAGCTGTTGGGGGCGGTATTCAAACTATTAATAAAAATGATGTGACTGTTATAACAAAATCAAATATAACAAATAGTCCATTGAAAATGTATTTTAGCGATGATACATTCACAACTAACAATACTGATACACCATTAATTATTTCAATATATAAGGTTACAATTAGTAGTTTATCTTGGGATAGATGGACAGTAAGCAATAAATTTCCAACAGATGAAAATAATTTTACAACGGGTAAAAGATATGCAATTTATGATGGTTTTTATATAAATATTCCTGGTAACAGTAACGCAAATTTTGTTAAAAGCTATGATAAACCTGTTGGTATATTATATAATGACAAGGGATTAGCTGTAATTACAGATTCAACTTTGGTATCGGGTTTTAGATATTCAGCAGGTACTTCTTCGGGATATAATAATATTGCATCAGGCAATACATATACAGGTGATGAAAATTTTGCAAAGATTTATTTTACATCATCAACTTTATGTCAATCACAATATAAGTCAGTAACAACTGAATATGTACAAAACATTATGTGTATTGCAATGCCAAATGAATTTTTTTATACAAATAATTCTACATATCCTGAAGCATATGATGAGAATGTAACAAATAGACCTACATTCATAACATCTGTTGGTTTATATAATAAGTTTGGTGAGTTAATTGGTATTGGCAAGATGAGTGAGCCTGTAAAGAAAGAAAAGGAAAGTATCATACCATTTAATGTTAAGCTAAAGCTATAGCGTATTTTAATTTATGGAAATTATTAATTTTAAAGATTTGGGTATAATTATACCCAAGGATAGGGTTTTTATATCATTTGATATATCTACTAGTTGTATTGGTTTTTCTATGTACAATGAAAATTTTGATTTAATATCTGTAAAGGCTTTAAAGATGTCAACAAATAAAGATTGCCAAGATGACCCTGAAATTACTAAAGGCGATGGATTTAAAAAATTTGTAGAGCAGTTACAGATTTACGAAATAATTGATATATTTGTTGAGGAGCCTTTGGTGAAGTCAAACAATGTTTACACGGTAAATAAGCTTTTAAAATTCAATGGAATATGTTCATATATTTTAAGAGACAGTTTAGGCATAATCCCAAAATTTTTGAGTGTAGACGAGGTTAGGAGAATATTTTGCCCTGAGATGACCGAATATGACGAGAAAAAAAATAAATTCATATTGAAGTTCAAATCAAGAAAAATTGACCCAAAAAGTTATATATTTAATAAAATATCAAAGGAGTATGAAAATATTTCTTGGTTAATAAATAAAAACGGCAAGTTCAAAACTGAGAATTACGACATTAGCGACTCAATTGCACTTGCAAAAGCATCTTTTAAGAAATTTTATGAAAAAGAATATTAAAAAAGAAGACAATAGAATTTATGTAGACTTGCTCACAACGATAAACAGGTTTAGTTATTTTTCATGCGAAATGATTCTCCCTGAAGACATTGACAGTTTTTTTGAAGAATATGGAAAGGAGTATGAAAATCCCGAAATGTTTTTTGAGACACTTGACCCTATTTTAGAGCAATCTGATAGGGTTATGTATTTAACTGGAACATTGGTTGATGTTGAGTATATAAATTTTATAAATACATGGGAGCAAATATCAATTGAAGATAAAAAAAGACATATAAAAGAAGATTTTATTGATTTATTAATTCCTGTTACAATTCACTATTCCAACAATGAAAGTTTCACTACTCTTTATGTTATTGACCTTTTTAAAATAAAAACAAAAAGAAGAAAGAAAACAGAAATCGAACTACAATCAGAATTGGACGATGCTGTAAAATCAGAAAATTATGAATTAGCTGTAAAGATTAGAGAAAAAATTAAAAAAATTAAAAAATAATTATGATTAAGAAATCAACAATTACACCGGATAGTAGAGTTAATACTGCTATTGATATTTTAAATAATTGCATCAAAAACAATAAAACAATAAATCAAACAGAACAATACGAAGGTTTTGTAAGAAAAGTTATAATTAGCAAATCTAGTAAAGATGCTATTGGTTATAGTAAACTAATAGACATATATAATGAATATCTAATTTCAAAGAAAAAATTTGATAAAAGTTCTAACAAAGTTAGTTTAGATGTAGTTGAAAAATATGATAATAGGAGTAGTTGGTTAGCAAATCGTGATGAGAATAATAAAATCATTGATTATTCATTTACAATTTATATTCAAGATGAAAAACCATTTATTGGTAAATTAACAAGACAACAACTTGAAACAATTCATCAATATTATCCACATGTAACAATGATGAATGTTTCTTCTTACTTTCCTTACTTAACATTTCAACAATTTAAAAGGATATTAAGATGCTTTAATATAACTAAAGATTCTTTATTTCCTTTACATATTTTAGAAGAACATAGCGAAGAAGAAATTGCTGAATTTGCATTAAAAAACAAAGCATCAGCTAGTCTAAATAAAATTGTTGAAAAAAGGGCATCCTTTATTGAAAAGAAATATTTTGAAAGTCAAGAAAAAATTTATGACCTTGAAAATATTCATAAGTTTATTGAGGAAACTATTGAAAAATATTATAATAGGAATAAACAAGAAAAAGAAGAATTAAAAAACGCTGAAATATTAGGAAAATATAGTGATATTTGTTACTTAATGTATTCTGATATACATTATGGCAAAAAATATGATAACCCTGTATTTGGTAGAGGTTATAATAAAGATATTGCACATGAAAGAATGATGCAAATTGCAAAAAAGACAGTAGATTATATTAAATTTAAAAATCTTAATAGTCTTTATATTCTTTTTGGTGGTGATATGTTTGAATCAGTAATGACAGGGGGAATGAGAAGCGAACATTTAAGAAGTATGGACCTAGTTGGTATTGACCAAATCCTATATGGTGTTGATTCTCAAATTGAGTTTTTAAATTATTTAAGAATAAATTTAGGAAGTCAATTTCCAATTGTAATTACATGTATTGGGGGAAATCATGACCGCATAGGTATTGACAGAAATGATGACCAAGAAAGAACAGGCTCTCTAATTGCCTATCATATGATTAAAAGGCATTTTAGCAATGACAATTTTATTTGTATAACTATACCAAGAAAACCTGTTCATGTTGAAAAGATACAAAATCATGAATTAAATGATTTGTGCATTATTGCACATCATGGTGATGCTGAAATTATTAAAAAGAAAGGTCACGAACTTGTTAATCTTTATGGTATTGGTACATCTGGTTATCACTTGGTTGTAAATGGACATTGGCATTCAACGGATATTTCATTTAATGCGGGTACAAATTATATGGAAATTTCATTACCATCAGTTTGTTCAGTTGATGAATTTATTTTAGATAGATTAGGGAATAATCAATTACCTGGTTTTTTACTTGGTGTATGTGAAAATTCAGGTTTTAGTTTTTCAAATGAAGTTTTATATTAATAATTTATGATTACAAATTTTGAAATTGATAATGGTATCATTATTGACATTGAAACAGTATCCGAATATTCATCATTTTATGAATTTAACAAGAATAAACCATCTTTAGCATCTAGTTTTTTAAAAAGAGCAAAATGGTACGCTGATAATGAATATAGATGTGATTTAGATGATGAACTTTTAAATGAGATTTATCTTAAAAAAGCACCTCTTTATTCAGAATATGGTAAAATCATTGTAATTTGTTGTGGTGGATTTAAGGGTGATGAATTTGGTAAAATTTCATTTTCATCTGAAGATGATGAAGCACAAATTATTAACAACTTTTTTACATTTATTAACAAAAAGATTTCAAAAACTCCAACAAGTTGTATTGTTGGTTATAATATTAATTCTTTTGATGTTCCTTTTATTATAAAAAGAGCATTTGTTAACAATATTTTACAAATTCCAACAATTTTTAAGATTTTTGATAAAAAACCTTGGGAATTATCAGCAAAGTTTAAAGACATATTTCTTCTTTGGCAAATGAACACAAAAAACTTTGTTTCTTTAGATGCTGTTGCTAGTTGTTTAGGTCTTGAAACACATAAAGATACTATGGATGGGTCAATGGTTGGTTCAACATTTCATATTGAAAAAAATCTACAAAAGATTATCGATTATTGCGAGATGGATGTTGAGTTAACAGGGAAAGTGATGAAAAGACTAATGCTTAATGGTTAAAGAGATATTAATAAATCCTATTGATAATTTTGTCAAAGAGGAGACAAGCAAAAAATATATTATTATATGTGATACATTAAGAGATAATTTTGATAAATACATCCTTTCATTGAAAAAAAAGGATTATTGTCCATCTTATGTTATTAAAAAAGATGGTACTATACATAAATTTTTTGATGAAAAGTATTATTCAAATTTTTCAAATATTGAAAAGATAAATAAATCGTCAATTTTTATTGCTCTTGAGAATTCGGGTAGATTAACAAAAAATGATGACAATTTTATCAATTGGTGTGATGAAATTATAGATAATAAATATGCCAAGGAAATATCAATTAATAATAAATTTGAATATTATGATATTTATACAAAAATTCAGACAGAAAACCTTGGTTATTTAATATTACATTTAACAAATAAACATAATTTAAATTTAAAAAGAATAAATTTGAATAAACAGGATGAAAATACTATTATTTTTTTAAATCAAATTGACATATTTTCATACTCACCAAATCCAAGTCTAAATTTAGAAAAAGTAAATTCAACCATATTTGGTTAAAATTTCACTTGTTTCATGTCCATTAATTCCTGAATCATTTTCTGCACCTCATCTTGGTCTTCTTTAGATAAAGAAGCATCGTCTTTTTGATTAGTTTTAGATTTATTATTTTTAAAATCTAAGTCTCCAAATATTTTAACACCATTAAGGTGTTTAGTAATTAGGTCGGTTTTCATCTTTAAATACTCTTTAAAAGCGTTCAAAGAGTTATTCCTTGATTGCTCTAGTTGAGCCATTAATTGAAGCCTTACAGGGTCTTCTACGCTGTCTGAGCCTAATTCTTCAATGATTCTTAAGACAAAGTTATAATGTCTTATACCCATTTGTTTATAATGTTCCAATACACTATAAACTTCATTCATGTGTTTTTCAATACTTTCCTGTGTTAGAGATAATTTAGAGCGTTTAGGTCTAGGCATATTGTTTATTATAAGTAGTTAAAAAATACTATTTAAGTAAAATAGATATTTAAATGGCAACAGTTTTAAACTATAATAAAAGGAACTTTTTTGAGATAAAAGAGGAAATAAAAAGTTTTATAAGGAGTAATTATCCCGAAGCATTTTTAAATTTAGAGGATAATTCTGTTGGTTCTGTTTTTATTGATATTTTAGCGGGTACAAGTGAGATGAATTATTTCAATCTTGACCGTGTATTTCAAGAAACACAACTTGAAAATGCTCAATTAAAAAAATCATTATTTAACATTGCAAAGAATCTTGGTGTTAAAATACCAAATAGGAAACCATCTGTTACATTAATTAATATTAGTGTAACTGTACCTGCACAAAATGATTCATACAATGAAAGTTATTTACCTATAGTAAAAGCAGGTACTCAGTTTACAAATGGAACCATAATATTTGAATTACTTGATGATGTTGATTTTTCATTGGATATATCAAATCAAGGAATAGCAAATAGGACAATTATACCAAATTTAAATAACTTCAATGAGGTAGTTACATATACAATAACAAAACAGGAAATTGTTTATAATGGAGAAACAAGAATTGCAAGAAGGTTTGTAACAAATGAAGAATCGAAACCATTTTATCAAATAGTTTTACCTGAAGATGATGTTATTGATATAACATCAATTATTGTTAAAAGTGGAAATATAACAACAGTTCCAACTGATGATGAATTTAATGACCAAGACTTACAATATTTTCAATTAGATTATTTAGCTGAAAATGAAATATTTATTGAATCTTCACCTACCATTTCTGTAAATGGTGTAAGAAAAGGTGTTTGGAAAAAAGTAAAGAAAAAATTTATTAAAGAATTTAGTGATTTAGGTTTTTGTAGAATTACATTTGGTGGTGGTAGTGGTTCATTGAATATATTTAATAATACATTAGAAAATCTTGATAATTTTTCAAAAATTGAATCTTATCTTTATAATACATCTTTAGGTGAAAAAATACCAGGGAACTCAACAATATACATTAAATATAGAGTTGGTGGTGGATTTAATACTAATCTTGGTCCAAATAGTATAATTAATATTACCAATAGTAATGTAATAGTAAATGGACCAAATGCAAGTATTAATCAATCTGTTTTAAATACACTAAGTTGTACAAATCCAATTCCAGCATTGGGTGGAAGAGATACTTTAAACATAGATGAATTAAGAAATATGATATCTTATAATTATTCTGCACAAAATAGAGCAGTTACATTAGAAGATTATTATGCAATTCTTTTTAGAATGCCCGGAAAATTTGGTGTTCCATTTAAATTTACAACATCTTTAAGAAATAATAAAATTATTTATAATATTATTGGATTAGATTCAGAAAATAGATTAAATAACACATCAACAGACCTTTTAAAAGAAAATATTACAGAATTTTTAACTTCATATAGAATGGTTAATGATTATATAGAAGTTGAAGATGGTCAAATTTATAATATTGCATATAATATAAATGTTTTAGTTGAAAAAACAACTACCAATGATTTTGATATTATTGCAAGAGTAATTAAAGAAGTATTAGATTTTCATTCTGTTTTTAAATCTAAAATTGGTGAAAATATTTACATTGGTAGGTTAATAGAAGCAATTAATAACGTACCTAATATAATAAATATAAATTCAATAAGAGCATTTAATAAAGTTGCTGGCTTATATTCTTCAAATATAATGAATACATTGTTTTTAGATAATACTACAAGAGAAATTGATTTGACCGATGGTACACTTTATAATTCTTACGATGGTATTTTTGAAATAAAATATAATAATGATATTAAAATAACGGTATCTAAATTAGGATAATATGAGTATTGGTTCAAGTAAATCAAAAATTTTTGATAAAATAAAATTATATTCAAGTATTGCAAATTCAGACATTGATAATAAAAGTTTTTCATCTTTGTTATCAACAAGCAATAATCCTTATGAATTTTTATTTGACATAATAAAAACAACATCAGGTGAAGGTGGGTTAGAAACTCTAACACAAGTTGTTTTATCAAAAGTGATAACACAATCATTTTTAAATAAATTAAGTGATAAAATATATAATATTATTGGCAAAGCAGCACCGGAAAATTTAACTATTAATAACACAACATTTGATGTATCTGTTAAATCAATTGACCCAACAAATTCTTTTAAAAATCTAAATACAGTACAAAATTCAATTCCATTTAATCAAACAATCTTTAATCAAGTTTTATCAAATCCAAATAATTCAGTTTCTTTTAATTTAATTCAAAATGAAGCATATACAAAACAACTTAAAATGACTTATGATGAAGTCACTAAAAATATTAAAACAGAAATACCACAAATCACATCAAATGACTTAATTATTGGTTTAAAATCATTAATTGGTCCTATGTTTAGTGCAAATGTGATTATTAATGAAATTATTAATATTCTTTTTCATACCGATTTTAAAAAAGAAGATGCACAAATTTTGACAATGATTCGTTCATATACAAATTATGAATCAAAAAATGGATTTAAAATGGATTTAAAAAAATTATTAGATTTAGAATTAAATACTAGTGTAGAAGGATACAATATTGATGTAAACTGCTTTAGAGAAAACATAACAGTCACAAAAGAACAAATTGACAAATTAATACAAGAACCTACTGTACAGAATTTTCGTGTTTTAATTCCTGAATTTCTTGATGAAACATCACAAAATGTAAAAAATGATTATTATAAAAACATTATAAAGGCTATAATTGAAGCAATACTTTCAATAATAATAAAACAACCTGTTATAGTATTTTTTATTTCACTATGGTATAAAATAGTTGATTTTTTTGCTGATTTAAATGAATTTGAATTTGACATTCCTGGTTTATTTGAAAAATTTAAAGATTGGCTTGAACAAATATTTGATGATATTTACAGAGAAATTTTTTGCGTTATTTTTAATTGGATTAAAAAACAATTAATAAAATTAGTTGTATCTGTAACAATTATTTTATTAAAAGAACAATTAGAAAAAAGAAAAGGTATATTAGAGTCTTTAACAGGTTCTAGATTTACTCAAAGAAGTAGAGAATTTAATATATGATAGATAAAGTTTTTAAAGAAGCAATAGAAAGTTTAAATAACATTCTTGCAATAAAAGAATTACCAAATGTTGGTGTTGTACCACCACAACTTGCTGCACTATCAAAATCTAGAGGTGGTATGTCAGCAATAAGAGCAGCTAATAAAGTATTAGAAAAAAAGAAAGAATTAGGATTACCAACAGGAAACCTAGAAGATGGTAGCGCAAATGATGATGATATACTTTGGTATATAGCAATTCAAAGTATGTTGGATGAAATAACTAAAGAAGCAAAAATAACTTCTACATCTATTCCAGGAACACAAATTGTAGCATCAGGTGGTAATGCAGGTGGACCTATTGTAGTTTATGGCGCAACAACAAGTTTTTCAGATGGTGGTACAATTATTGAATAATAACACATATATTTAAACAAATATGCATTTACAAGAAATTTTAGAAAGAAATTTATCATCTTTTACAAAAGAAAAAAATGATGTACTAATCAAATCAATAAACTATTTGGTTGATGAATTTACAGAAAATCAAAAACAATTAAATCTTCTTTTAGATGAAATTGAAAACAAACCAATTGAAGATGATTTTTTCTTTAAAAATCTTAAAAAAGAAGACTATAAGAAAAAAGCAGAATTGTTAGAAAATAATATTTTAACAATAGAAAAAAGATGGTCCGAATTGGTTCTCATTCTAAATGAGCGTTTTAACAAAAAATAAATTTTTTTTTGTTAAGTTAATTTTTTTTTGAATTTTTGTGTTTTATAATTGACCATGAAAAAAATTGATTCAAAAACGATAATAATATCGAAAGACTCCGCAGACATTTTAAAATTTTATTACCAAGAATTGAGAAAAATAAAGTTAATTCCTAAAGATGAGGAAATAAAACTTTTTTTTGAGTATAGGGAAACAAAATGTGAAAAAATCAAAAATTTATTAATAAATAATAACTTGCGTTTTGTTTTGAATGTGTCAAAACATTATCATAGTGGTTATTTTTATGAGTTGAGTGATATAATTTCATCAGGAAATATAGGTTTGATTAAAGCAATTGAACAATTTGACCCATATAAAGGTTTTAAATTTAGTACATATGCCATATGGTGGATAAAACAATCTATATTGGATGGTATTAGCAAAGAATCAAAAATGCTAAAGCAACCAATAAAGCAACATAGTGTCAATAAAAAATATTTAGAATTAAAAAATAATTTTTATAATAAATATGGTTTTGACCCAAATATAGAAGATATATCAGAAGAATTAGGGGAAATAACAGCAAGTGAAATAATTGCTAAATCTATTAGCGCAATAAATGATAATAATATTTTTTCATTAAGCACCGAAATAAATTCAGCAGAGAATTTGACATTTGATGATATTTTATCATCATCATTGATGGATGATAATAAAATTATATCTGATATAGACTTAAACAGTATTAATTTTAATAAACTTACTAAAATGCAAAAGTTGGTTTTATCTTATCTTTATGGTTTTGAAAATAAACCTGAATTAAGTTTAAAACAAATTGCAGATATTTTAAATATGTCAGAAAAGAACGTAAAAAATATACTTGAAAAAGCATTTAAAACAATTAAAAATGATTTATAACTTGCTTGAATCTGTATTTGGATATCCAAAGAACAATGCATCAACACAAATACAATTTAATTGTCCTGAATGCGCTAGATTAAATTATGGGATACCTGATAACAAATACAATCTTGAAGTAAACATATCCTTAAACAATAAAGGTAAATACAATAAGGTTTGTAAATGTTGGAAATGTGGTATTTCAGGACCACTTTTTTTTGTGTTTAAAAAATATGCTACAAAGTCACAAATAGCAGAATTTTTAAAATATGAAAACGAGCCAATTATTTTTTCTCAAATAAAGAAATTTAAAATATTTAGATTACCAAAAGAATTTATATCTTTTAAAGATATGGATAAAAATAATCCATTACATTTAGAAGCTTATCAATATTTAAAAAATAGGAAAGTTGCAGATGCAATAATAAAAAAAGATAATCTTGGATTTTGCCTTGATGGTTATTATAAAGATAGAATTATAATTCCATCATACGATTTAGATAATAAATTAAACTTTTTTGTAACAAGAACATTTAAAGATGATTATTATAAATATAAATTACCAAAAGCAGATAAAAATGAAATTATTTTTAATGAAAAAAATATAAATTGGAATTCAACTGTTTATATTGTTGAGGCATATTTTGAATATACAACAATCCCAATAAATACAATCATATTGTTGGGTAAATCTTTACAAGATAATATATTATCAAAATTAATTAAATACAAACCAAATGTTGTTATTATGTTAAATCCCGATGCGATTGAAAAAAGACATGATTTCAACCATTCAAAAAAACCCAATTCTTCTTTAGAAATTCAGGAACGATTATTGAGTTTAGGTTTAACAAATGTTAAAATACAAACATATGAAAATGACGATGATTTAAATGAAAATATGAAAAAATATGATAAAAATTATATATTTGAATTGATGAAAAAAAAATTAGAACAATAAAAAAAAAAAATAAATGGAAAAATTAAATGTTAAATATAGAAAAAGAAAAATTAGATAAAGAAATATATAAAAAATATGAAAAATTAGTATTAAACTATTTCTACTCTAAAACCTCAGATGCACAATTATCAAAAGAGTTGAGTGCAGAAACAATGAGTAAAATAATTATAAATTATCACAAAAAATTAAACAAAAAAACTTTAGATAATTGGGTTTTTACTGTTACACAAAATCATTTTTATGATTATGTTAGAAAAATTAATAGAAAAAAATATAAAAAATATACTTCATTAGAAGAAAATTCACAAAAAATTGATTCTGTTTATATTACATCGGATTATGAAAAACAATTCGATTCTGTTAATGAAATAATGAAAATTTGTAAAGATGAAACCTTAAAAAATTTTTATGAATATAAATATTTGAAACATTATGACAATAAGACGATTATAAAAAAAATGAACTTTTCATATCAAAAAATAAAATATTTTGATGAAAAATTGATATTATTTTTAAAGACAAATCTAACTGATGACCTATTTACATAAAAATAAATGAGTGTGAATAGAAAAATAAAAAAATACAATACGGAAGAAAGTGAGGTTGATAAAATAAAAGAAATTAAAAATCAAATCAGAAAAAAGATTGGAAAGCCATACTTAAAAATCAATCCAAAAAATGAAAACCAAGAAAAATTCATAAAAGAAATATTGGAAAATGATTCAATGTATGTTATTGCAACAGGGGTGGCAGGATGTGGTAAAGCCCAACCGCTAACATCTAAAGTCTTAACAATTAATGGATGGAAATTATTTAAGGATATAACACTATCTGATATTGTTATTACACCCGATAATAAAACTTCTGAAATTATTGGTATATATCCACAAGGTATTAAAGATATATATGAAATAACATTTGAGGATGGTAGAAAAGTTGAATGTTGTAAAGAACATCTTTGGAAAGTTTTTGAATATAATAAAAATGTAAAACATAAAGAAAATTATGATGGTTATAAAATTCTTTCTTTAGAAGAAATTCTTAAAAAAGAAAATAGACTTAAAGCAGGAAGATTGTATATACCTTTAGTTGAACCAATTAGTTTATTAACTAATGAAATAGAATTACCAATAGACCCATATTTATTAGGTATTTTGATAGGGGATGGTTGTTTAGGCAATAATCAAGTATCTTTTAGTAGTGCTGATGATTTTATTATTGAAAAAATAAAAAATATAGTTAACGATAAATTACATGTAATCACAAAAATTAATAAATACGATTATAAAATTATAAAAAATAAAGAATTATTAAAACATAATGATTCTAATTATTTTATGGATAAAATAAGAGAATTAAAATTAGATGTTAATTCAGACAAAAAATTTATACCTGAAATATATAAAAATTTATCATTAAACGATAAAAAAGAATTATTAAAAGGTTTATTTGATAGTGATGGAACAATTGGTAAAAATGGTAATATTAGCTACTCAACAGTATCAAAACAATTAGCAATTGATATACAAGATATTTTATGGTCAATGGGTTGTATTTGTAAAATAGTAGAAACTCAAAAATATTATAAAGATAAAAATGGTGATAAAAAAGCAGGTAAGTTATGTTATAGGCTTAATGTTAGAACAAATAAACATAGTGATTTATTTCATTTACCTAGAAAATTAGAAAGAATACCATTAAATTATCAATATAATAATTTAAAATTAAGAATAAAAGAAATTAATTTAAAATCTTCCGAAGAAGCTGTTTGTATTTCAATAAAAAATGAAAATAAATTGTATATAACTGATAATTATATTGTCACACATAATACATTTATCGCTTTAATTCAAGCAATAAACTTATTACTTTCAGATGATAATAACTACACAAAAATTAGAATATTTAAACCTTTAAAACAACTACAACATGAAGATGTTGGAACACTCCCCGGAGGTGTTGAAGAAAAATTAGAATATGTATTAATGTCTTATTCAATGCAATTAAATAAACTAATTTCTCCAATTGCTTTAGAAATATTATTTAAAGAAAAAATCATTGAAATTATACCAATGGGTAATTTAAGAGGTTTATCTCTTGATAACATTAATATTTTTGATGAATTCCAAAATGTATCAATTGATAACAGTGAAACTGTATTAACACGTTTAGAAGAAGGTGGTAAAATGATTATTATTGGAGATATTCGTCAAAGAGATTTTAAAGATAAAAACGATAATGGATTAATGTTTTTAACTGAACATTTTAAAGATTTTGATGAACACATAAAAGTTGTCGAATTTGTTGATTCAGACTGCGTAAGAAGCCCTTTAATCCAAAAAATAACCAAACTATTTGATGATAAAAAAAGATAATGAAAAAGTTTTTAGATAACATAGCACACAGTAAATTAGGTAAAATTTTAGACCATCTTTTTCTAGATTTTACTCTTTTTTTACCCAAATTTGCACTATATTTAATTATACCAACTTTTGTATTTTCATTTATGAATCTGTTTGGTATTAAATGGATAACAGATATGTTTTTAATAAATATGACATTATTTATTTTGCCATTTTTTATTTTGGGATGTATATGGTTCATATATAGAACAACAAGTTTAGACTAACAATTACAAAACATATCCTGTTTGTGGTAAAATATAAGCAGGATTTTTTTATACTTTAAATTAAAAAAAAATGATTACAGAAAAAAGAAATTATTACAGACCTTTTGAATATGAAGAAGCATATAACTTCTACATTAAACAACAATTAGTTCATTGGACTAAAGATGA